CTATCGTAGCCCATCAGCTCATTAATGCTGTCGGCAGCAAACCCAGAGGCGTTGCCGATTCGAGGTGCCCAGTTTGCGGCTGAACCGCCTGTCCGAACAATGTGGAACGCTTCTAGGTGCCAGTACCTCTTTCCAAGGCCTGAAGGCAGCTCAATGGTCGTCTCTTGGGCTGCTGCAATGTCAGTATACGTAATCCGAACACGGAAGTAGTTCCGACCGTTCTTAGTTCCCTGAGAAGAATATGTAATAACTTCAGCCACTTAGGGCCTCCTAGTATTGGCCTTGAGGGGCGATGAGGGCCATCAGTTCGTTTTCTCTGCTTTTGAGAACCTTTCCAACAGGCTTAGCTGTCTTCGTCTTTTTAGTTCCCCATTTGCCGTTCTTAGTCAGGTACAAAGTGTCTCCAGCTTCACCATCACCGTAAAAAGGAACGACCAAGAAGGGGACAAACTCTGCCCCTTGGCCTTGGTTAGACTTCTGGTGAGCAACAAAAAGTAGGCCTGTACTTTTCTTAGCATACTGAGCATCTGCCGGGGAGACATACACACGGTGGGGAAGAGCTTCCGAGATGTAGACAATAGTGCCTTTTTCTACAGGCTCTGTAGCTACGGCCCGGATGCAGCCCGAAAGGCCTGCTGTCGTATTTTGAAAATGATTCTGACGAGGCATATTAAATCCTTAATTCTTGTCCAAAGATACTGTTTTAGGGGGTCTTCTGTCAAACCTAGTCGATGGTTCTTTTCTTGATTGGCTTATCGACTTTCTGCTCTTCCTGGAGTTCTTGCAGTGCTGCCTCTCCCGCCCTGACCTTGGCCTGGTTTCTCCACATAATTGTAGTTTCAGGAGAGAATGAGTAACGGCTTTGGCCCATAAATGTTCCAAACCCGAATTTTGCTGCTTGAAATATAAGTTTCTGCTTCTCTTCAGCAGACTCATACTCCAGCCTTGACAGCTTTTGGGCGTAAGGGTTTTCTGCGTAAAGGTTGAAGAAATTTGCCAACTCACCACCGAACAGAGGCATAAGCTCAAGGGCTGCTACTCGGTTTCTATCTCCAACATAGATTTCTCGATCATTAACAGTAGTGCCCTTACCTGTGATGTAGGCTCCCAAACCCGCTCCAATGAGTCCGCCTACACCCGCTTTTTTGAGGCTCGCATTTTTTCCGCCCAAAGAGCCAGTCATCATAGCTCCGGTGGCCCCCATTGCAGCGATCATGTAAGGCTGGGCGCTTTTGTCCATAAACGCTCTCTGGTAACCATTAAGCCTAATCTGGTCGCCACGCTTGTAGCTGCCAGTCTCCACACCCCGTTGAGTGAGAAAAGCCTCGAACGGGGCGGACACAGTCGGAGTTAGTAGATCCAAGGTAGTCCGGGTGAAATACTTAGACTGTAGTTCTGGTCCTGCGGCGAGATTGGGGCTGATTCCCATCTCATTGAGCATCGATAGGCCGGCGCCCGCAAGGCCCATCATCAAAGAAGAACCAATCTCAAGAGTATCGATTGTCGTATCTGGAGGCATGATGCCGAAAGTGTGAGTTACTTCTTGGCCGCGTGTTCTCCAGTAGTGGTCAATTGTCGCAGTATCTGCTGGGCTAATGTAGCTTAGGAATTTGTTTTGGGCCCAGGAGGGTCTGTAGTACTTGGCTGCGTGATCATACACCTCCTGTTCTGTCATGTGCTCATGCGCCAGCTCAGGGTCAGTCAAGTGAGGAATAGACTCTAGGGCAGCATACTTTTGCCGCAATCGAGAGGGGGCGCTCTCTCCCATCATCGATCTGCGGAAAGCTTCCTGCGGAGGAAGAGTTATCGGCTCCATGAACCTCCGAGCAGTTTGCCCGAAGCCTAGCCTCCAGAATCGGTAGAACGGAGAGAGCTTACCGATGGTCAGCGTCTCCCATCGAGTCATTGCGTGCTTCCAGTCGTACAGCGCGTTCTTTACGAGTCGACCTGCGTCTTGTGGCTTGTACCCTCTACGGAGCATCTCCATGAACAAGTTTCCGCGTTGACGCTGCTGAACGTGCATCGCTAACCAGGAGATGTTGTATCTCTGGTCATCAAGAGCAGATGCCGCTTTTCCGAGCCACGGAGTCTTTGTCCAACTGTCAGGAACATATCGGTCAAAGGTGCTGAGAAGCTCCTCATGAACCATCGTATCCAAGACGCCCTCTTCTTGTAGCATCTTGCGGACTTCGCTGTACTTGTACTCTGCACCGTATCGAGTACGCAACACGCCCTCTTCGCCCCGCCAAATCTTGTTGGCGTGAGGGTTCATAAATGCGTTCCAAGTACTACCAAGCGTGTTTTCCGCCCCGTACTTCTTGGTCATCTCCGCTTGGAATCGTCGGAGGTACTTCGCCCCTGGAACGACGTTGCCCAGCATGTTGTAAGTTTCTCTCCCAACAAGCTGGGCACTAATACCCGCCGCTGTGCCGAAGCCCTGCTCAAACCAGATCTGGCCCCAGTCTCCAATAAAGTTGTTCCAGAAGTACTTAGGGCGGGGAACAAATAGGCCAGTAACTACTGAGGTCTTCCACAGACGGTTGTAGTCAAAGTCTGGAAGAGTTCGCAGCAGTTCAAGCGGTGTGTCCGACCTTCTCAGTGTCTTTTCGAGATCCTTCGTGACCGAAGGCATGGCGTCATCGATGGTCTGGGCCAACGTTTGTGGCATGAAGAATGTGCGGCCCTCTTTGTCCAGACCAGTAGCAACTAGTTCTTTAGTGGCTTTCTGCCCCTGAACTGAGAGAATCCCCATACCCGTTGCACGTTGGATGTAGTTCTGAGTAAATGGGAGGCCCATCTTGTTCATTGTGGCGAGCATCGCATCAAAGTCTTCAACTTTATGGAGGTTGCCCGCAAAGAAATTGGCTGTGTCTTTGACGCCCTTCGGATCTACGTACCCAGTCATTCGAGCCATCATAAGGTTGGCTCGGTGTTGAATGGCTGCATGGCTCATCGCATAAGCGAGGTGCTGCGTAGACTTTACTTGGAGAGGTTTTCCCCCAAACACCTTGAAGTTCATATCTTCAATTCGTTTGATGAACTCAGAGAAACTGAGGCTGTCCTCAAGAATATCGTATGCCTGGTTATAGGCTCTGGCAGCTTGAGTTAAGTTCGCTCCACCGAAGCCCCACTCAGGGATGAAAGACCTTGAGACGGCCCGTAGGGGGAGGCCAGCAACAGTGCCATAGCCCTCTAGGTCTGACTTAAAGTTCAACTCCATGAAGTCAGAAACTGCTTTGTCCGCCTGCTTTTCAAGTTCTTTTGTTAGAGCTTTTCCGGAAGCAACTTGTTCATCGAGCCACTTCTGTCGGTAGTCGTCTGCGCGTTTACCAAGCTGCCTCAAGCCCATTCCTCTCGGGTCATTGAGCATCTGCCACTTAGATTGCGTAAAGAGGTTTTCGGAACCTTCGTTAAAGAAGGTTGTTCGAGCCCGCATTACTGGCATCCCAGTGGTCGTTGTGAAGTACTCAGTGTATGAATCGATGAGCTTTTGAGCCTTTCGGGCTTCTGACCATCCCTGCTTTTTTGCTTCTTTCTCGATGTGCCGAGCAAGAGCTTCAAGCTCATCTCTGACATGCCCTGTTGCATGCTCTGCATACTTAGCAACATCGATAAGGTCGTCAGACATCAGACCAGTCCGCGAACGGACGGGGTCAAATGAGGGTCCAATCTTTTTTGAGAATGTAGCTAAGGTAGACCCAAAAGACATGTCAGGGTCTTTTCGAGCAGTCTCTAGAGCTTCTACTACGCCAATAGAATGTGCGTGCTCGTGAGTGTCTCTCCAAGTCTTACGGAGCAGCTTGGCCATTTCATATAAGGCCCGTGTTTGATTTCCGTCCAGAGCAGCATCGATTCCCTTGAGAGCAGCTTCATTTAACTGGTTCAAGACTTTCGCTACTTGTCCTCCGCCTTCAAGCGCCTTCTCTACAACTTCTCTGCCCACCTCGTTGTTGAGTATCGACATGAACATTGAGGCGTCGATTATGCGCTTTCCACCGACCTGCTTATCGATTTGCTTTGTGGCTACTTCAAGGGCGTCGTCAACCGCTTCCTCAAGGTGGGCCATACTAGAAATGGACCTGTTGCCTTCCCGAATCTGCTGCGCTCTTTTCCTGAGAACTCCATTAAGGACGTTCGCTCTCTGCCCAGCCACGCTTGCCTGAAACTCTTTAGCGGTTGCCCTCTTAATCGCCAGCGCCTCTCTTGCAGCACTGACGCGAGCGGCTCCCGGACCTCGGAGGTCTTTTGCCTGGTTGTTGATTTCAGACTTGAGCTTTTTCCTCGCTGAGGTCGCTGCCTTCTCTAGCTTCAGAGCACGATTTTCTAGGAAGTCGGCTTCCTCTTGGAGGAGCTTAGTTTCTCCCTCTCGTGAGACTCCTCGTACTCCACGGGCTTCTCTAACTCCTCGAGAGATTTTATTGGTCTCCAACATCTCTAGGAAGGGGTCATCCCAGGTCCGGTAAGCATCATCGAGAGAAGAGCGAAGAACGCGCATCTCTGCGACTGCTTTACTCATTTCAGTGTGGAGCTTCTGGTACTCTTTCTGCTTAGCAGCAATCGGCTTACCGGCTTCTTCAAGCTCTGCAGCCAAACGGTTGAACCGCTCTCGCGCTTTGTTCCTGAGTTTGCGTAGCCTCTTCCGCTTGTTCTTTGCTTCCTTGAGAGACACTGGAGGCAGGTCAGAACCTGGAAGACGATCCTTGAGAAGCGGCTGGTCGAACCTCTGTTCTGCACGCCTAAGCGTTGCTTCAGCAGCCTCAGTCTTGCTTTTTAGTTGTGACCAAGATTTGAACGCTTCAGTACCAGAGATGTCGGCATCGTTTACCTTCTGGATAAGCTCTTCGACTTCCTGCTTACGCTGAGCATGGAGAGAATGGAGAGCTTGGAGGTCCTTAAACTCATCCATTTCTCCTGCTTTCAGGAGTTCAAACTCTCTTCGAGCTTCTAGAGCACGAAGCTCGGCTGCAGCCAACTCGGCTCGCAGAGCCTCAACTTTCTTTTCTGCGGCTTTCCCCGCAGGGCCTACTACTGTAGAACCAGTGACGATACTGGTTCCGTCTTCAATTATTTCTGTTGGAATGGTTATGGGGTTTCGAACATTTACCGCTGTCGCTCCACGTAAAGCAGAGTTCGGTAGAATTTTTCCTTCATCCAAAGCGACATCAAGAACATCGTCAATATATGTATCGCTACGAAGCTCAGCACGACCTGGAAGCTCATCGAATTTGACCTCCGCATCAAGGGCACCAGATGAATCACGCGGCTGTTGGCGCAAAGAGCGTTCCCTGTACTTGACGCCCTCTAGGTACTCTTCTTCTACTGGTTTTCCGCCCTTCATCCGGACTCGGGTAGAGTAGATGGGCTCTGCAATGTGGAACGTCTCTGGGTGATAAGCATCACTGAGAATCGTGTTTGATCGTAACGCTACAATCTCGTCTGCACTGTTTACTTCCATCCAGCCGTATCGAGTTTTTATGTACATCTGGTCATCGAGACGGTACACATCGCCAATGGCTGTATTGCGCTCAATTCTAGCGATGTTCTCAGCTTCCAGTTGCTCCAACCTCTTGAGGGCAAGCTCGGATGTCTCAAGGGGGTCTACCTCGATACCGCGAATCTTAGCCTCACGCTGGATTGAGGCTGATTCCATATCCAACCATCGGTCTCGATAGACGCGGTTGGTGAGACGGCCACCCGGAAGAACAGCAGGACTCGCGTGCATCCCGGCTGCTTCTCCGAGAATCCAAGCCTCTCGGGCTGTCTTCTCTGCGGCCCGTTCTGCACCATTGACTACCGTACCTACCGCACGGTTTGTGCCCATAGTGACCAGGACTTCCTTCTCGATTGACTCTCCGAGAACACGGTCCTTTCTTTTGATGTCTTGAATCTTAGATTCTGGAATGGCGTCAGACTCAGCCAGCTTGTCCAGCATCTTAGGTTCTTGCTTTCTGGATGCGATGAACCGTCGAGTAGAACGGTAGCCGCCTGCCATAGAGGTAACGACTGGACTAATGAAATCGGAGCCGGTTCCGGGCGTAACCAAAGAGCTTATGCCCACGAGGATTGCCGCCCTACGAAGAGCTTTCTCTTCGTCTTTTGTGGCTCCCATCGACTTTGCATACCGAGATGCAAGGCTGTCGTAGGTAAGAGGTAGGAGTTGTCCTCGCCTCAAGTTGTGTAGATACCTTTCGGTAATCTCATCGTCTCCAAGACCACGCTTAATCTCGTTGATGTCTGCTACAGACTGCCCAAGAAGGCGGAAAGTCTTAACGGCTGACTCTACTTGCTCTGCACCAACTTCAGGGAAGACTGATCCAGGACTAGTCAGCATAGTCAATAGGCCAAAACCTGCTCCCTTTTCGCCACCTGCAGACTTAGAGACCTCAGCTAGAGTCTGACTTCCAGTAGCTTCGAGGATATCGTTCTCTGTGAGGTATCGCATCGATACCCTTTTCTCTTTGTCCTCAGAGACATCTTCCCCGGCTTGAGGAGCATCGATACCGCCCCTCCCTGGTACACGCTCTCCTTCTGTGTCAGTGTACCCAAAGACAAGCTCTTCTTTTGTCTTGAGTGCAGCCGCCAACCAGTTTGACGGATCCATCCCTATAAGAAGATCCATTGCCCTATGAGAAGTAAAGTCTGCGTGTGTATCACTGAGGTGGACGGAGTACCTCGGAGCACCAAACGCAGAGTAGGCTGGGATTGCCAAATCGTAGAGACTCAGAACAGGATTAGCTCTGATTGACGATAGCGCGAGCTTGTCCATGTTTTCTTGGCCTATGTCGAAACCAAGAACTTTTCCGGACTTAAATTCTTCTACTAGCCTGTTCTGTTTCTCAACAGCACGGTCGATGTCTGGGTGGTAGAAGGTGACACCGCTGCCCGCTTTTGTGATGTAGTTCTCAAAGATGTCGTAGCGTCGGTTTACTTCCATCTCGACTTCGTTTTCCGAAGCATCAGTAAACTGCGGGTCGGCAAGAACCTGTGCCCTGAAGTGGTGTCTGTGTGCTTGTTCGACTTTCTGGAGGTCGACATACAGGTTTGCATCAACGTATTCGAGAATGTTGAGATCCCTGACAGCAACAGGAAAACCGCGCGCCCGCCCTGTAACGAGGTCTCTGCCGAAAGCAGCATCCTTTACTGCTTGTCTGTTCCTCTCGTTTAGCCACTTATCGAATGAGAGCTTGAACTGGTTGACCTGCGCTACAGCCTTCTTTTCTTGTTCTCGGCGCTCCTCAAACTCTTGGTCAATGCCCAAGATTTGTTGGCGCTCTTGTCGAGATACTTTTTTCTCCCAGGCCTCGTCTGGAATCTTAGCGGCTCGCTTCTTCCACTCCTCTTCCCACATCCGATAATCCCAGGTTCCATCGAGCTTATCGGTAGCGTAGTCAACTGGCCCTGCCCTAAAAGTAATCGGAGAAGCTGTTGCTCGCCGCTCTCGCTCCTTTCGTTCTGCAGATGGGTCGTAAGGAACCTTGGGTGGAAGCAAGATGTCGCGACTTAGGTAGAAGGGCGCAGAGTTACCGTCGTCAACGGCCTCCTTTTCTTGGCGCTCATACCACTCCTGCTCAAGAGATATTCTGTTAATCTCTTCCGGAGTCAGGTCGTATGGACCTGTAGTTTCTGCCCGGAGTTTGCGGGTAACTTCTTTCGGGGAGTTTTCTTTGAGCCACTTCCTGTCTTCGTCAGACAGAGAGCTAAACCCAGTCTCGTGTGCCTTCTTATATATCTCAGAGCTTCTCTGGGACTCATTCCACCAGTCCCTCAAAGCTGCATAGGTCAGACCACCAACCGCACCGACAGCCACGCCTTTTGGCCCAGCGACTGCACCTACTGAAGCTGCTGCCGTCGCTTCTGGACCAAGCGCATCAGCCACATCAGCAATGCCAATGTCGAGGGGCATGTCTGGACCCTCAACCTCGTCACCATAAAAAACGCGCTGAGAAAATTCTTCTTTGAGTCGGCGTACTGGAGATTCGGTCCAGGAGTACTGTTCACGCTGCCTTTTCAGGTGTGCTTTACGACCAGCTTCTGTTGCCCGTGCCCTGTTTATGAAGTGGCTAGTGGGGTGGCGTTCAAAGTCTGCACCATCAGATAACTCAAAAAGCTCTTTCTCTTTCGACTTGTCCTGGTCTACTGAGGACAGGTCTCCAAATCCAGGGTCGTCTGGCTTTGTTTGAATCTCCGCAATGGTTTGCCTATACGGGTTTTCCTTAGGCTCATCTTTCGGAAGCGGAGGTGTGCTGGGGAGGGCAGTGGGAGAAGGCGCTGCGGAGCCTTTTTCTAGGATTTCTCCAATGCTCTGCCTGAATGGATTCTTTGGTGCTGACACTTTTTAGTTTCCAGGCTGTTTTTGTTCGTCTCGTTTCGCCTGCTCTTCTGGGAGATTGTTGTCCGTAGGAGTCTCCGAAGCGGCTACAGCGGAAGGATTCGGTTTAGACTCAAAACTACGTTCCCAGCGTGATGTGACGTTGCCCGCAGCGTCCTTTGGTGCGAATAGCTGACGGAACCCTGTCCGGAGACGGGCACCCATAACTTCTGAGCCCTTGTACTTTTTTGGGTCTTGGATGATGTCCTCATCCAGTTTCCGACGATCCATACGCTTCTGCTGACTAGAGCGGTACCTGAACTCGCTTGTAAACGCTTTCCAGCCCAGTTGAGGGTCCGTGATTCCCTTGTCTCTCATGAACTTCTCAAACATGGGCGAAGCCATTGTTTCCCGTTGGAACTGCTTGCCCTGGTTGCCGCCATCGTTGAGTAGACGCAGAGCCACGTCTTGTGGAGAGTCTCCTTCCCGAGCTACAGCGATTCTTCCTACAGAATCGCCCGGTGGACGATCTTTCGGAGCAGTCGGAGAGGGTTGAGGGGGGTCTCCCTCTCCGACTGCTGGTGCGGGTGGTGGGGATGGAGCAGGTTCGGGTTCGGCTGGTGCAGGCTGTGCGTCAATGACTTTCTTAGCGTTGTCGTAAGCCTCAGTACCGGGCTTCGCGCCTCCTGGAATAAGAGACTCGGACTGTCCGGCTTTGAATACGTCAATACTACCGTCTGGGCGTTGTTGATATTCATAGCCCCCATCGAGCACTCTTTGTGCTTCAGGGGGGGCGGCTTCTGCTTCAGGTTCAGCCTGCGGCGGAGGAGGTTCAGCAGCTTCAGCAGGAGCCGGGGAGGTGGGAGGAGGTGCCGCAGTGGTGGGAGGCTGAGTAACACTAGTCATCGCTTCTTGCGTTGCTTGTGTCCAGTTCTGTTCAGTGATGGGTTGGCCCTGCATAGCGCCTGAACCATGTACAAGCCGATAAGAAATCGCTTTAGACTCATCTTCAAGATTTCGCAGGTCTGTTTGCGTCTGCTCAATTGTGTCTAGTGCTTTTTGGTACTCGACATTGTCTTTCAGAAGGACCTCAACTCGACCACGCTGCTTGGCTCTGAGTTCGTCGATTGTTTTCTCATACCTCTCATCCGTTCTCTCTCTTTGCTTTTTTTCAATCCTCGCATCCCTAAACAGCTCACGGATTTCGGGTCCAGCTCTTCTGTAGAATTTATCGGTGTCGCCAATGATTATTTCGTCAGTTAGGACGATTCCGCTATCGGTAGCGGTTGCTTCGAGTTCGTCTATGAAAAAAGCTCTTTCGGCTGGGTCTTTTATACCTTTCAGTGCCTCGTGCAGGATTTGGTAAAACTTTCCTTCTTGTCCTGGTATGATTTCATCGATCGATTCTCCTCTCGCACCTGTTTTGGTTTGGAAGGCTCCAGATCCTTCAATCACCGCCGCAACTTTGGCAGAAGTATTCGTTCGGAGCCGTATATCTGTGCTCCACAGACTCCAGCCTTCTGCCTCCTGACGTTTGGACAAATCCGCAATACTGTCACGGAGGTCTCGTCCCTGCTCTTTCAGCTCCTCCTCTGCTCTACGGTATTCTCGATCCCGAATGTTGGATGCGGTTCCTTCGGCGCCCTTTAGAATCGATGTCAGTGCTTCAAGCTGTGATTGATTCAGTTGTCCGGCAGCACGAAGGTTTGCGTTGACCGTTGAGTCCTGGTCGTTCAGCAGCTTTAGCAACTGCATGCGATAGGCTTGTTCTTGGGCGGGAGTCATAATTCCCGAAGATTTTCCTTGCAGAGACCGGCCAACGCCAGCGATCCCTTGAAAGAAACCACGTAGCGGCCGTTTAATCTTATCGGCCTGGTACTGCCGCATGCTCGTGATGAACTCAGGCGAGAACTCCCCGAGAGGCTGAGATGGGTCAGGTGTTCCTGCTGCAACCTGCTGAGGCTGGGAAGGGGGGAGTGCAAGTCCAGCTTCTCCGGGCCTAACGCCGCCAGCAAACTCTTGGTCTTCAGCTTGCAGAGGTTGTGTCGTAGGCTGAGTAGGCTCTAAGCGCGTCTCTTCGCCTGAAATTCGAACAGCGCCTTCGGGCGGGGCTGAATCAACAGTCGAAGCAACAACACGATCACCTTGCTGATAGAAAGCGTAGTTGTTTGGGTCTTGCCCAGCATCAACAATCTGCCGCTTGACTGCGGCAACATCTTCACCAGAAAACATTTTTTACCTACCCGAACATTGATCCAAGACCGGCTCCAACGCCTTCCATGATTGCACCAAGACCCTTGGTACCCGCATCTCTTTCGTTGGCAGCTTGAGCCATTGCAGACTCGCCTGTCGTTGTGAAGAAGGAGTATTGACGATTCAGAGCGTCTCTTCGGCCCTGTCTGACAGCATCCAGTACAGCTTTAGCGCCAGCAGCACCAGCACCAGAACCAACCTCACCCAGAGCACGAGCCTGGTTCGGGTCGAACTGATTGCCCGTGAGCATTGCTTGAGAAGTAGCTTGACCGGCTTCTTTTGAGACATTGACAGCATCCTGCATCTGCCCCTTGTCTACGTCTTTTTGACTCTCAAGCTCATCAATCCTCTTATCGGTTTTTTTAGCTCGCTTGAGTTGAAGGTCTCGTACTTTTGCCGGGTTTTGGTCTCCTGTTGCCCCGAAGAAGCGGCCAATTTTTCCTAGCATTTTACTCTCCTGCCTGGGGGAACCAGATTGCTTTCATATTCCGTGTACGAAATTTAAGCCTAAAGTGCGTCTGCATACAGACAATACCTGCGCTGTGCCATCCGGCCTCAAGTGTAACAAAATAGTGCCCAGACCACACGCGGTCTCTGTGGGGTCTTTGGATGTTATTTCTTTTTGGCTCACCACTAGCAACACTGTGCGTAGATCTTGTGATGTTTCTGTAGCCCGTGTGTGCTGTGTTCTCTCCGTCTATCTGCAGTGCCATGGCTGCATGCTCGTAGGGCTCGTCACCGCCAACACCGAACAGCGTGTCATTTGCGCCTCCAATCATCCAGGTCAAAATAACCGTGCTTTTTTTGGGTAGATAGAACTCGATACATGCGCCTGGTATTGGGCGATAGCTTTCGATAGAGTCATGGTCATTAGCGAAGAAATGGTCACACCGATAGTCTGCGTTCCCAGTCAATCCAACCATGTGAGCGTCAGCCAGACTTTTAGGCTGAATATGCCTCGCTTCCAGGTTTGAAAGGTCTCCTGCATCAGGAATAATCTGCCCATTGATGCCCTCAAACGTCAGAAGGCTCGAACTTTTTATGGGCTTGTAAAGCTGCTCTGCAAAAGAATCCGCATCAGCAATTCCACCAGTAGCAGCATCTGACGAGGTTATTCCAGAAAAATTACCAATAGTAGAGGTTGCCCCCGAAGGAGGGGGCGTTTCTGGTGCTCCATATTCAGGAATTATTGGATCTGGCATTTCTCACCTATGGGTAATTGTAGTCAGTAGAGTTTCGTGTCTTGTTTCGGCTGTCCAAGTATATTGCAGACACGAGACTTTCTCTGACTGTAGCGAAAGCCCGGTCTGAGCGGGGTCCGTAGTAACTGTGCCCAGATCCTGTCTTTACGCTTCCATACAAGGTAAAGCCCTCAATTCTCTTCTTGTGGTTGGGTGTCGCCAACCAGGGAACCCGCCGTGCTGCACCTACAGGAGTGTCGCCTAAGAAGCACATGCTGTTTACGTCGTCAAAAGTAACGAGAGTTCTTACAGGCATGTTCTTTCTCACGTCCCGTAGTCCAGTGACGTTCCTTCCTCTGGCACCAATTCCGACTTCAGAAATCCAACCAGAATTACTATCGGCACTATTGTTTGTGTTGGTGTCCCCATCAATAAACCTCAATGTCGATGGTAGAGGTATGGCGTAAATCTTGTTGTCAGAATCTCTGATGTTGGCGCAGAGGATAGTAAAAAAGAGCGCATGAGGAGTAGCTGCTGTCTTTGTCTTCACAGAACTCTGTGAAGCTGGTTTTACTTTTTCCTGGATGTGAAGCTCTGTACAATGGGCTTCAGCCATTACCAAGATGGAATTAGAATTGTCCCCCATAAGGTCAATGTGGGTGTCGAAAGAAATCTGATTGATGAGTTTCCAACCGTTCTTGTCAGCAGTGTACGTGGTTATTTGGTCCCGTTGGGGAGGTGGGTCTGCAGAGGATGTGTCCCGAACAGACCACTTGGGGTCTCGGCAATCTTCTTCTTCATTACTAGATGGATTCCCTCTCCAGCCGTTGAGTTGCTCATCAAATCTGTGTGGACCTGGGTCATATCGCTGCTTTTGTTGGACTTCGGTATGGCCGGGAGCAAAAGAATCAATCCCAAACGCTCGGTCAGCCACATTTTCAGAGCTGATGCTGTTTAGGGTTGATGCAATATCAGAAGCGACTTCAGAAATCTTGTTCCCCGAAATCTCTTCTCCAGCCAAGATTGGATTCCATTTAATAGTCGACATCAGGTCAACTCCAAGGCAATCAATTCTCTAGAGGAAACGACATAACTAGAGTGGTTAGGATCGAACGCGGGGTAGCTCCTGTTTGCTTTTGGAACTCTCGCCTTCAATTCGATGACATGTTTTCCAGCAGAGATGGGAAAGACCAGGTCAGTGACGAAAGGATGAGACCAGACGCCATACGAAGCACCATATTTGTCATTAGAGATTTCTTGACCTCCAATTGTTGTTTCGGCAACTCTTGCCCCATCTAGGGCTATGCAGTACTGAACTCCAGGAAAAAACCTATACCTTCCAGGTGTTTCAAGAGTCTCTTCTTTGCTCGAAGAAGCCTGAGAGCCTGATCCTCCGGGTGAGTACTCTCCCCCATCCACGTAGTAGGTCTGCTGTAGAGATCCCAGAACCCAAATGAGCCCCTCTCGTGTCGTTACATCTAATGTACAAACCGAAATCCACTCATTCGTTAAAGGGACAATGACATTGCCATCAAGGGGTGTAGGCTTTTCGCTTCCCTTGACAAAAGGGAATCTAACGGGTCGTGGGAGGAGACCCCTCTTATAGGTCATCTCTTCTATGGGTGCAGACACGGGAGCGTAGGCTGGTCCAATAGTGGAATCGAAGCAATTAAGTTTGCCAACCTCAAAATTCTTGTGTGTCCTACAGAGAGCACCTTCTACAAAGTTTTTTTCTGAAGTTAGGCTCCCCCTCTTAATGTTCGTCTCATTCAAGTTGCCGTTTACTTCTTGAATGATTTCTCGGTAGTTGTCGTTGAGACGGTCTGGGTCAAGAGGAGAACCGTTCTCTATCTTATGCTTCGGGTAGACAGTAGACATTATGGAATCCGAGTTTTCGGGTTTTGCTTCATCTCTTCTTCTGTCACGAGTCCGATAAACTCAAATGGTATTCGACTCTTTATTCTGACCTTGTAGACTTCACAGGAAGGAACACTGATGTCTATTGATGTCCAGTAGGGTCTTTTAGATTGGAATGATGGAGCATCTTCTTTGCCTGTCGGTTCAATCGGAAGTGGCAGAGTCCCCCAAAAGTTTGGTGGATCTCCGTCGCTTCTGAGAGAAACGGTTGAGGTGTAGACTGGCTTATCTTTTCTCCAGTCTCGATAAACCTCAATATCAGCGTCGTTAATGTTTGACTCAACTAGAGACAGGTAAACTGTTTTGGCTGACACACGGTCAATAGACCTTCCCCAATCCATCCATGGAGTCTCAATCACGTATTCTCGACGAAGCGGATCTTCCGACCAGTCGTAGTTGTTTGATCGGTCGAGGATGAAAAAGCCCTCATAAATCTTGGTGTCAGAGTTCTTAGAGCTGAGTGTGTCAGTAAAGCCTTCTCCGTCGTACACAGAACCACCAGCAATGACATACTTACGGTGATCTTGAGTGACACAAGCACAGGATACGTGCTCGTTTGTTCTGCGCCGCCATCCTGCTCCATCAAAGATTAGGCACAGCGAGTTCTCGTGACCCCCATCCATTGGAACCCAGCATCGGTACTCCTCGCTCTCAGGAGAATAGATAGCTACAGCCTGCTTTTCTCTAGACTTCGTGATTCGCTTGACCAGATGGTCAATCTTACCGCTGATATTCTCAATTTTATTGCCTTCCAAACGGTAGAACGCATTCTGTCCAAGCCAGCAGACTGACCCGTCGGGTAAAGCAACAATGGACGATGGAGCAACGCAACCGACTGTTGAGCTTATCGGTACGGTCTTAAATCCTGTTCCATTATCATTGGCTACAACCAGGAAAGTAGAGCCTTGAGTGAACGCAAGAAGTCCTGTATCTCGAGCCATCAGGCCCGTAATCTCACTTGAACTTGTGTCTGGAAAGATTTTATCTGAAGCCTGGAAAGTTCCGTACCGGCCAGGAAGAGAGGGAACAACCATTCCGGGGTCATCGGAAGTGTTTCCAATCCAGAGTCTGCCCAAGCAGAAAGCTGCGAGCTTAAAGGCCGGAACAGGCATGATGTCTGAAAATGCTGGTACGCTGAGGTACCCATCCGGGAAGTTGTCAGCGAAATGGGTGCTGAGGTTGTCAGGAATAGACATCAGAGCAGAGGTTGTCGTGTATCCAACATTGCCCGAGAGGAAATAGAGTTTTCCATCTCCCGAGTTGAGTAGATCCTTTGTTCGATACAGGCGACGGCCCATCGTCCCTGTTGGACCCTTGTCAATGTTGTCCCATAGCAGCGCCTTCTTTAGTTGACCCGAGGCTGTGTCATGTTCTCCTGCAACGTAGCTATCGATAAACACTTCTGCTGAGCGGTCTGAGATGGGCGAAAAATTACCGAAGTAGTCCATCCACTGGACAGCACACCGCCACGAACCCTCTTTAAGTCTAAGGCCCAGCTCATCATTGCTCGTTGAGCCTATTCGGCCCTGGCCAAGGCTAAAAGTAGCAGGTCGGCTCGCTTCACTTCCATGATAGACATAGCCGTCGTAGCTGTTGTTTCCTTTCATTCCCGTTTGTTGTGGTCCGAGGCCAAGAGGGGGGGAAGGAATGGTGTCGTATCCCAGCGGCAGAACGACTGTGCCATCGTACATGTACGCTCTTTGGTACGACTGGGGGACAATGACAATGCCCTTGTCTGTGGTCACAAACTGAGTTGGAAACTGAGGAGAGTTGCTGACAATCCCTTCTGTTTTTTGGAGGAAGGGGTCAGACTCCTTGAGAGTAAAGCTCTCCGATACAATCCGGCTGTCGTCTCCGATGATGTTTTTTAGACAAGACTTAGAGGAAAGACGATTTTGCGGCTTAAACTCTTGGATACCCGAATCTGTGTGTAGGAGTAGGATGTCTCTACCGCTGGGAAGAGTAGAGTGGTAAACACCATACTTTCTCGACTTCAAGAACCGATCGTGAAAGTTTTCCCCGATGCCTGTGTCTTCGTAGTCCTCATTGCTTGTGCCCCGGTAGGACAGCAGCTTTGTCGGCCCGAGTACTGGCTCTAGCGTGCCTCGCTTACTAGAGACGAAGTTCTTAATTTCGCCTGCATCGTCAGCCTCAAGAACGACCTTCCCGCCCTCGGTGCGGTACAGGAAAGGCCCATTCTGAGTTCTTTTGAGGCTATTGGCCATGCTTCTCCGGACCTACTGTACATGCTTGAGGATTTCATCCGGCTGAAGGCTGTGCTCCTTTTCCAGATGCTTACGCAGAGACTTCTCGTAGGCATACTTCTTACCGCAGACACCGCAAACAAACTTCTTTTTTTGCTTCTGGTAGGAAGAGTCAACGTAGTAATCCGGATCTTCTGGATCCGTCATTGCCTCATCCTCTGTATCGTAGTCTGCTGTAGCCTCTACAGCCGCCTCTACCGCTTCTTCTACGTTGTCTGAGTATGCAACGTTCATCGCTGCGGGAACGATGTCAGAAGCATCTACACCCTTATCAGTGAGAATCTCTGTCACCCGCTGAGCAATCTTCTCAATGACCATAAGCAGGTTGTCGTCTGTGAGCGCATAGACAGGCTCCCAGTTGCGTAGGTCATTGTTGTTTTGGTTGATGTAGTAGGGTGCTTGTCCAGGGATAAGAAAAAGCGCCTTCCAGTTCCCATTGTCGTCTTTGACCATGGATTGGATAGTTGCGTACTCGTACTTTCCGTTCTCTTTCTCCCTTCGCCAGTAAACAGCCGAGGGGTTTGGGGCAGGGTAAAGTGTCGCCATTTAGCTCTCCGTATAGCGGACTCGGACATCTCTGATAGGCCTGCGGGCCCGAGCCATTTTCTTTTTGGGGCGGGCACGAGCAATAAGCCCATACCTCTTTGTGAGTGTTCTCAGCATACTCTGGTAGCCTTGCTCTGCCAAAGAGGCACTATCTGTGGCCCCTTCCATCATATGGATGAAAACAATCGTCTTTTGTATCAGTGCTCCAATTGCTTCAGCATGTACACGAGGTGCATCCTGGTCACTGATTAGCTTCTGTGGTTTACGCAGAACACGGCAGTCTACTTCATACCGAGCGTCGGGCATCGGATGGAATCGGAGTGTCTGGTATCCATGAACTTCTTTTAGCCTACGCTTGTACTCTGGCATCTTTGAGCCATCGTGCGTGTACTGGACAAGACCATCTACTGCTGAGCCTTCGATCTCATCAAGTAGATAAAACACACCATCATTCATTGGGTGATTTGGAATCTTACCTGAGTTCTGGTGAGCAGAGCGGCGAACGTAGATTCGAATCTTGAGGGCTGAGTTTGTTGCTCTACCGGGCCGTGTGCTAAGAGAGCCAGAGTCGAGGAAGTAGTAATCGTCTAAGCCCTGGTCGATGAACGGGAATGTGAGCTTAATCGCCTTACCCGTTGTGCTCACTTTCTCGGTAATAATCGAAGGAGAGCTTTCCCAACGAGGCTCATATAGGCCATTGGGGGCCTGAAGTTCCTTGTCCCGTTTGCCCCACACGTACGTGAAGCAGTACTCAAACGTGCCGTGAGTATCTGGCCCCTGCCAAGCAGGAAAAGTCGGGTCCTGGTCGTCCGTCTCTGTTGTAGCTGGAACAGTTGGAGCATCAATTTGGTGATGCCGACCACGGAACACACTTGAGGGTCGACCGCTGTACTGCCCTTGGTAGTCAACGTAGTCGTACCTTTCCATGTCATGCTGATTACGGACGCTCAATTCGTAGTGCGTATCGCCATAAAGGCGTGCAGAACGAAGCTCAATCACATCAGCCGGAAGGTTGTATTCGGGAGTAAAGATTCGATACGTCAGATCAGGAGTATACGCCCCTGTAGAGGTTGCATCGTCCCAGGGTGTATCCAAGACAATCGTATCGGTCCTGTAGGTGACGCCATCTACGACGGCGGTGCTTCCTGAAATGATGTGACGAATCTGGCGTCTACGAGTCTCGCCAGTCGAAAGCTCGACTTCAATCAGCCGACCATCCCAGGTTCCGTCGGATACAAACGCATCAATATTTCCTGCCGTAATCTCGCTGTCGACTGCAGTCCTTTTCAGCACTCGACTGTCGTCAGCTACTCGATACAGCTTATCGGAAGCATGAGAACGGGTCTTTACGTCTTTCTGTGTGATGACGCGACACTCATCCTCAAAAAAGAGAAAAGGGGCCTCCAACGACAAAAGGTTGTAGGCCCGATTGATCATATGATCAACCTTGTCCTTGAACGAGGTGGACTGGTCAGGTTGCCAGTCCACCTGTTCAAGTACTCGGGTGCGGATTTCACCCTTGTTCATTTATCACGCGCCTGGGCAGTTGATGTACGCGGTGAATGTAGAGTTATCAGAAGCCTGTGCTTCCAGAGAGTGTCCGATAACACATTCTTCCGCTCCATCAGCAAAGTCGATAGCATCCCCAGCACTGCTTCCACCAGAGGTGATTGCAGTGTCTGCAGTGATATCGGCAGTGCCGCACTGAACCGTAGCCCGGCCCTTGCTCTGAACGAAGCCATATGAGCCCTGTGCAATAGCATGCTGGGCAACACCGACAACGAGCATCGCAGGAGTAGGACTACTGGCATCAGCAACCTCACAACCATACATCGTCCCGTTTGGAGAAGATGCGGTTGCTGCGCTTGGGTCACGAATTACAATTGATCCAGCAGCAAAATCTGCTGAGCCATCATTGAAGACATAAACCCAGTGCTTCTCCCCAAAGTCATCGCTAGAGGCAGGTTGCCGATAGCAAAAACCCAGGGGCAGTTTTTGTTCGGTATCAACATCAGTGACGCTGATACCCATAGTACGAGTTGCAGACATTTCTGTCTCCTTTTCCTTAGATTAGGAAGTTACAGCAGTACCAGTGACTACGAAGTTTGAGTTGAGACGGTCGCAGTAAAGCTGCATACCAAGAACGATTTCCCATTCCCAAGCATCTTGGCCAGGAACCTTAACAGGACCGCGCAGAGCGAAGTCACCCTTAGTTTCGAACTGAGCGTTCTCACCTTGAGTGTACATATGCCAGCTATCGGTCTTGAGGCCGTAGATAAGGCCACGAGAAGTTGCATCAGCGCGTGGAGAGAATGCACTTTCTGAGCCCGTTCCGGAGTTTGTAGTACCGAAGACAGACAAGCTCGTGTCGAGTTGTGGCTCAACGTAGAACTCAGCCTCTTGGAACAACAGACCTTGACGGACGGGACGGCCCTTCTCGCCTTGGAATGAGGTTGCGTAGCGGACTTGCTCGTCAAGGTCGTCGTAGTAGTTGTTGAACGAAATGATATCGCCCAGCATGCAGTCTACGGGACCGCCAGCCTTTCCTTGCATCGACGCTTCCCAGTAAGCCTCACGCATCATCCGACGGCCGATACCGTTGGTAGCGAAAGCTGTACCATCGAGAGTACGGTATTGGTTGTGCCAACCAGTGACCGAACTGCTGCTCAGGTTGAATCGAGTCTTGGTTTGAGAGTCACGAGCGGTGTACTCGAAGACACCATCCTCAGTCAGGCCGCTACCAGTGTCATAGGTTGTGTCACCGTTAAGAGTAACGAAACCTTGGACGTTGTCGCTGGAACCGTTTCCGTTGACGAACTGGTTGACGATCATCTCGTGGAACTCCATCATCGCTGCTTCGGGGTAAACCTTGAGCAGACGCGCGATGGCAGTCTCGCCAGATGCCTCAGCAAGATCCTTGCCGGGAATGACGTAGGAGTAGATCATCCGAGGGCAGTACAGGCGACCACGAGTACCGATAGTCCGGCGAGTTGAGGAGTAGACCTCAGAGCCAGTCTCGATACGAGTGACAGCACCTGGACCGTTCGTGACGACGGGGAACTCAAGGTAAGGAGCACCTGTGTGCGACTTATCTACGTTTCCGCGAAGGACGATCTTGTCCAAGACAGGGTGATATTGGTAGAACTGCTCGGTGTACTTGGGTACGAGCTTCTGTGTTGCAAAGTTCAGTACGTCTGCACTGGTAGGCATTTAAGCCTCCTACTATTTTGTGTTTTGTCGCCTCTGCCAATTTACAGCAGCTTGTGCTGCTGCAAACCGAGCGTCGGTTGAGTTGGTTCCAAAGTCAATGTAGCTTCGGCTACTTGCTGGGTTGTTCGCTGACTCTGCACCCGCAGTGAGCTTTGCGGCCGGACGAGGAGCACGCTTCTTCTCACCATGCTTCAGTAAAGCATGTTCGACAGCGATTTCCTGTGGCGTACCTTTTTCGCGCAAGCTGTTCGCCAAAGCGAGAGCTTCTTCAGACTGATGTACGAGCTTAACGCTAAGTTCGGGATCCCAACCATTGTCAAGAAGGCCATTCAGAATCTGCGACGTTTCCTCATTATCAATGAGTTCTTTATGCTCAGCATAAAACTTTTCCGCATACTCATTGGCTTGGGCATCAATATCCTGCTCTACCAGGGCCTGAAACTCTTCATACTGAGCCTTCAACGAATCAAGCTCAGCTTGAGTAGTCTCGTACTTAGTAGTGAATTCAGCCAAACGAGGGTCTTCTCCCCCGTCCATCATCTGCTTCAATAGGTCCCGCTCAGCGATAATGTCATCTTTCGACGACTCCCACTTTTCACGCTCTTCGTTCCATGCAGTCTGACTTGACTCAAACTCCTTTCGCTGGTCTGCGAGAGTCTGGAACTTCTTAGTGTATCCGCCTTCCAGGTTCTTCTGGATAGAACGGACAGGCCCTTGAAGGTGTTCTGGCAGGGAATCAATGTTCCCATCCCACGCTTCTACATCAAAAACGCTATCAGGTGCGCTCTCCGGGGTTTCAGTTTCAGTCGAATCCGCAGCAGTTTCCACGGCTTCATTGGTTTCCGTCTCAATCCCTGACGGCTCGGGAGACTCCACCGATGCCGAATCGCCTACATCTACAGACTCAACGGGTTCGGGGCTGGTCACTTCATCGCTCATTCAAGCTCCTTCTTGTCCTGCTCTTTGTTTTTCTTGTCTTTATCAATAGCAAAACGAACGGCCTGGATACGCATGTCGCGCATGCCACCATCGTCACCACTCTTCGGCTCAGGACCGAATCCGAGGTCACGCATTGGTGGAGGCTCTTCCATCTCTCCAAGAGGAGCCTCATCCATGTCTTCGTCTTTTGGCATTGATTCGTCATCCATGGGAGACTCTTCGGAGTCTTCCTTGGCGTAAATGCGGAGTCCAGAGCCCTCAAGCATCTCGATAATGTCTTGCCCAGACTTGTTCTCTGAGATTGCATCATCAATCATTCCAGCAGCCTTAGAGGTGCTAGAGTCGGACATATATTCTTCGCGAGTTCCTGGCATCAGGCTACTCCTTCCATGGCGTCAGCCGCATTTCTTGTATTTTGGATTCGACTCAAAACCGCTTTTCTGCGGCGGTCTGCAAGATTAATTCCTGTATCAACAGCCATATCCTCTTGAGGAGGAACCATGTTGGCTGAGGCATCAGAGATTGTACCCTCTTCCGTCATACCAGGAGCAGTCTCTGTATTAGGCACAAGAGAAATAGAGCGATTGAGTATAAATCGCTCTAGTTGTTCAGTCGGCAGAGCCGAAAGTTCGTCAATTGTGGCCATCGTTTTCTCTATGAAATTTGTACCTATTTACAGCTACTTGTGTCAAGTAACACAAATCTTTTTCTCTGCTTTTCCAGACTTCAAATCTCGTTCACGTTTTTCTTCTCGACACCCTTGCTTATGCTCATCGAGAGTAAGGCCACCTTTCTTCAGAGCAGCGTGCATCTGCTGCTTAGCTCTCCAATTAAAGTCTTGCTCTTCTCGGCTCCCTTTTTCCATAGCATGGACGTTAGGATGAGCCTTCATGTAAGCCCTTTTCTGTGCGTTTGTTTCCCACCTAGTTCCAAGCTGCTTACTCACTTCTACATTCGAGAAGACGATTCCGATGGTTCTCACCGGGTAGAGGAGAACTTCACACGGACCACCACACTTAGAACATGTTTTGTAGTCTTTAGATGAACAAATAACGTCGGGAATGTCACCGCACTTGGGACAATCTTGGTGATAAATCGGCATCTACTCTTCTTTGTCTCCTGAAAACTTTTTTTCCATTTCAGAGAGGTCTTTGGGTTCTACTGGTGTTGGCTTTTCTTCTTCGTCTTTGCCCATCATGCCTTTTATTTTCTTGGCAGCAGCAATTATAACAAGCGGATTCATGAGTCTCCCCGGTTGATGCTTTCGCCATAACCAGTCATCCCAGCCCCCAAAGCCTTTCCAATTTTAAGAAGATTAAATCGGTCTTTCTTCTTCTTTTCCTCTGTTTCCAGAGCAGAAGAAGCTGCTTCTTTTCTGTCGTCTGATGGAGACTTTTCTTCTTCTTTCTTCTTAGATCCAGAGAGGGATTGGCCCATTGCTGATAGAGCTTTTCCGAAAGACATTACTCTTCTCCACCAGACTTACCCAAAGCACGCTCAATGCGGTTTAGGAGGACTACAAAAGCGTCTCGCTGTGTTCCCGGACCTTCGTTCCGTAGTTGGGCCATGAGACGGTTGCGAGCCTCTTGAAGCTCTTCTCGACCCATGCTGGGGAAGTCTTCCATTCCCTCACGATCGCGAGTTAGGAATTCAGCATTTTCAGTCCGCTGAGTGTCCATCACATCGCCCGTGTCCACGTCCATTTCAGGGGGACCTGTTACGCCCCGAGAATCTGGATCGAAATCAGCTTGCTTTGCGTTAATCGGAGGAACACTTTGTGTGTCTGATTGCTGCTGATCCAGCTCTACAGCAGTGTCCATCGCTTCTGTACGCTGAGTGTCCATATCGGGTGGCGAACCGGGCTTGACCGTGCCACCGAACAATGTTGAATCTGCATTTCTCTCTGCCTCTCCAACCTGTGCAGCTTCTCGCGCTGCTTTTTGTGCATCAGTCATTTGGTAACGGGACATTTTATCTCTCCAGCATTGGGCCGATTGGTTGTGAGCGTCCAGCGCCGCCAGACATGCCGCTCAAAGCATCAGTGGGAATATCAGAAGCGCCTTCCGGCATACCGCCTGTAGCGATTGTGTCGCCCTCACCAGGCATTGGCATCTGATCCATAGGCGGACCTTGCGGCGGCTGTGGTGGTCCGCCTGCCTGAGCTTGCTGCATCTGCATAGACTGCTCCGGGCTTGCCATTACGTCTTTGCCCAAGTCCAGCAAATCAACAATATGGGTGACCAAGTTGCGTTTGTCGACATCCGGAGACTGCAGAAGAACATCCAAGAAGTTCTGAATCTTCTTAATTTGAGCCGTCTTCGAGTTCTCTGTCGGACTGTAGGGGACAATCTCGTAATCAATCTCGAGAGGCTCTTCGATGACTTCACCGCGAGCCTTCATCTGGTCTGCCAGCATAGGATTGCGGGCGTTGAGATGACGACGGGCAACATTCATTGCCTCGCTTGTTCCTGATGTGCGGACAGGAATGTCTCGCTCAGACTCGAGGAACTCTTCATACAGACCAATCGTACTAGTCGCCATGTGCTTGATGGCACGATTGATGAGCTTTGTTCTACGGCCAAGACGTGTACGCATTGCAGCATCTACGAGAGCAAGCTCCGTAGCCACTTCCGATGTTCCGGCAACACCACGAGCATATTCTGGTATGCCGAGAACAAACTGTATCGTATTCTCAATCCGGTCACGAATCGTATTGAATTCGGGAATGACCGAAGCTGTTGGCGTTTGGCCCAGGATGTCTGCCAAAGGTGCCGCGTTCTTGCCCATGAGCCTGACGACATCTCCGGGGCTTGTCGCCGTGGAGACCTGATCCATAAAGTCTTCGGGGTTGTCGACGAGCGCTTCGTTGACGATCGTGACCGGAATAGACGCTTGAGCATGACGAAGCTCCAGAGTGTCAAGCTCATTGAGCCGACGCTGTTGCCGCTCGACAAGCTGACTGTCTGCCATTCCGCCAATGTCAGCGAGGTTATCGTTGAAGATCAAACGGAAGAATGGGTTTCGCACAAATGTGTAAGGCAAGTCACCCGTAAACAAGGGTTCTTTCTGCCCTTCAAGCATGTGGTAGTAGCGGTCATTTGTGAAGTCGTAGACCTCGTAGACCACAATCCACTCAAACGTCTTTCGCATCTCCTCGGAGAGCTTCGCAGAAGTGTCTTCGCGATCGGTCAACCACTTCGGAAACGAGCCGAACTTAGCCTTCTGTGCAACTGCAGGGTCGTACTGCATTGCACCACGCTTCTTTTGTCGCGTGTTGGTGCGAGCGTAGAACTCTGCTTTTGTCAGCGTAGTGACTTCGATGGCGTAACGAATGTCTTGCCAGCGACTGACAGTCATGTCGTAGAAGAAGTACCGGGGGTCAATAACGACAAAGTCCGGACGCTTCAGAGAGAAGTTCCAGACACTCTTGACGATTGACCGGCCATACACCGACGCCATAGTCGACATTCGCCACAAGATTTCGTGGGCGTCTGCTCGATACAGAACATCGTTAATCAGCGCCTCTCGATACTTTGCCGCAAGCTCAGCTTGCTCGCCTTTTTGTCTTGAGACGCAGGTGACGCGCGGAGTAGGAGGGCACACGCTCGCGACCATAGTGTCCGTGAACGCATACAGATAGTTGTTCTCGACCAGGAGACCATCGTTCTCCGGGTCTTGCATCTCACCCCAAAACTCTGAACGATACCAAGCACGCCACTTGTCGAAGCACTTGTGCTCCTTGTTGGCCTTAGTGACGTGAGCTTCAATCAGAGATTTGATTGTTTTGGGGTCAAGAGCCACTACCCTTCACCCTCTTCCTTCTTCTTCTTGCTGTATTCAGAAGCAGCCTTCGCAGCATCTTCACGGTCTTGCTTAGATTTGCTTTTTCCTGGTGCCTTATTTTTCTTAGCTCTTACAAGACCGCCTTTACCGAAAAGATTCTTAGTCTTTTCGTCCATCTCTTCTTTGGTGATCTCGTCTTCTTGTTCTTCTTCAAACATGGCTTCTCCAAATTTGTGGTGAGTGTAACATAGTTACGCTTTCTTAGTTTTTGACTTAACTGCTTTGCCCTTGGCGCGGATCTTAGCCGCTTCTCGCTTACCAAAAGCACTATTGACTCGAGCCATAGCCCATGCGTGTTGAGAGGTCTTGGGGCGATTGCCAGAACTCATGTATGCAGCGAGTCCTCGTCGGTAGACTTCTTTCTCGGCTGCGTCCAAATCCTTAAAGCTGCGACCCTTCTTCTTCTTCTCTTTTCCTTTCTTCACGCTCATGTGGCGTCCCTCTCTTTCATCTTAGCGTCGAGCCACTTCTTCTGGCCCTTGGTATACGTCTTACCTTTGTTCTTTTTGTAGAAAGCAGCAATCTGCCTAATGAGCTTGCCTCTTTTCTTTGGCTGCTTTGAGCCCGACAAATACTTCGGGTTGATTTTTTTCATAACCAGTACTTGTCCCTAGTCTTACGTTTCTTGCGGTCCTTTTCCTTGTGGTGAGCAATACGCTCATCATAAGTCATTGGACGAAATTCAATAACATTGTTGTCGCCGGCCTGAATAGGGCGACGACGGGTAGGAGCCCAACGAGCACCTACGATTGCCATTATTAGAGCAGAAACTTTATCCCAGTGGTGCCTATCTCGGCGTTTTCTGTTCGGCTGCCCCCGGACAAGCTCAGAGTTCGCGCCTTCCTCGACTCTTTTGTCATTCTTGTACGACATCAACTGCTCGACAGTGTTTCGGTCGTTGAGGACCAACTCATCGAGCAGACCGTCAATAAGCCAGCCCAAGGCCTCATCTACAGACTTCGAAGTACTGGTAAATCCGGGCTTCCGGTGCTTTTCGTAGAATACATTCGGGTAGCTCCAGTCACGGAGCAGCGAAAGAACACCCTGACCAACACCGTTCGACTCAACGATAATATTAGCCTTGTTGTAGCGCATACCGACCTCAACCAGCTTCTTCGAGAAGGCCAATGGGTCTGAGTGCTCGGCATAGCAGGCAACTTGTGTCCACTCACCCTCGTAGCACTTTAATACTTGGAAAGATGCGTGATCTCGGGCTGCATGACCGCAGGGGTCCGCCCCAATGACGTAGTAGGCGCCGTATTCAGGCGGCTCGTACTCCATGTAGGGCCCAGTCCAGTTTTTCATCTCTGCTTTCTGGTGTTTTTCGAGTGCATGAGCCGGAACAGCAGCATTTGCGGACGAAATCCAACATTCGAGGTCATCTGAGGGGTAGAAAACCTTAAAAAGCTCTGGTTTCCGCCTCAGATACTGGTCAGTCGACATCATGAAGCGTCTGAAAGCCAAATTCTCTTTTGTGAGGCCCAGATGCCCAAATTTATTGAGCATATCGATCTCTTCATTCTCCAGAGACCAGCTTTTGTCCCAGGGACGACGGTTTAGCTTGCCATCCCAGTAGGGAAAGAACTTATAGAGGTGTCGACCCTCTCCTGCTTTGGCCGTAAGGCAGTGCTCATGCCAATCTGAGCGGGCCTCCCAGGGTGTACACTCAAAAATTACCAGAGCGTCGTCTCGGTTGGCCAGAGACGGCCAAATCAAGAACATTGAGCCAGAGAAGTCCGCCCAGAACGCGCACTCAGATGCGTGGAAAGAGTCTGGTGACTGTCCGATACCTACCGCACCAGCTTCCGCGGACAAGATCCGCATTTTTCCGCCCATTTCGTGTTTGAACGTAAGCTGTCTACTCTCTCGAGAGTGGACTGTGGGTGACCGAATGTCTTCTGGCCACTTTCCATGGAGGTGGTGGACACGTTTGTGCAGATATTCTGCCCGGTCAGAGTTGTCCGCGATGCAAACGTGGTCCCAACCGGGAGAATAGGCTGCTTTTGGGTAGCACCCGTACTCAACAGACAGCGATTTACCCATCTGACGGGCAGTAAGGATGGTCAAAAACTTGGTTTGGCCATTTTCTGTCCGAGGCGTATTGCTCAGATAGTCCAAAACCTCATTCTGCATCGTGTAGGTGATGCGGTTTGGGTCATATTTGACGAATTTACTCGTCTTCTGGTCGTGTACCTTGCCAAAAGCAGGGAGCGCCTTCCCCGGATTACGGAGAAACTGCAACATCTGCTGAGGATTTGGCGCAGCCATACCTTAGTACGACCCCTTCTTGACCTTGTAGTGCGGATTTCCGCCGCCTTCCATGCTGTCGACGACCTTGGAAACTACCTTAGAATCTTTTTTGTGCTTGGTCGAAGCAGCTTTCAGGTTGTCTGACACTTCTGCCAGTGCAGCCTTGGCATCCTTCTTTTTCTTGCTGTCCTCAACAGCTTCCTTAGCTGCCTTGATTCTGTACTCTTTCATTACTTGCTCACTTGTTCGACAATCTCTGTAAATAAGTCTGAAGCATCAAGCTCAGGCTCTGGAAGTTGCTTTTGTGGCTGAGCTTCAATCACTTGCTTTGGCGGCTCACCGCTCATTTGAACAAGCTGACCGATGATGTTGACGCTGGAGTCTCCTCCAGTGAGTCCTTCCATAGAGATGAGAGAGTACACCAGTTCTGCCCACTGCCTCATTTCTCGGGCGGCGGACACTGTGACTTCCTTACGCGCGATAGCGCCCATCATCTCAGCACCGAAATCTTTTAGGTCATTCGAAGAACGAATTTTTCCAGCCTGAGCCATCTCAAGAATGGCCTCCGGAGTCACCTCATCAGAATCATCATCAAACATTACCACTTCACCTTGTTTGCCCAGTAGGCTGCGCTGAGTTTGCCCTTAGCAATGTTCTTGCCATGTCGGGCCTTGAAGCTCGCACGCTTCTTCTTCATCTTGTCAGATTCACCCTGCTTGGGCTTGCCTGCGGTGCTGGCACCTTGCTCACCGAATCGAATTAGTTTTGTCCGGTCGCCTTCTTTCGCCATAACTACGTGACTCTTCTTTGGGTGGTCAGGAGTTCTTTTTGGTTGGTTGAACCCTTTTAGGCCCAGCCTCTTCATCACAGCCCGTGCCCGTGCATGCTTCTTCTTAGCGGTAATCGACACAACTATTCCTATACGTGAGTCATCTTGAGCCAGGAGGGGTGCTGGTCCTTGTACTGCATAAGTATTTTACGACCACCAATCACTCGTTCTCCACCGAGTTTATTCTCTCTCAGCCATAATAGCTTTGATTCCAGTGTAGGCCAAACGACGCCATCTTTGTAGAGGGGCCTATCGATTCTTGTATGACGCGCGCCACTTTTCAGTTGACCATCTATGTACGGATGTTCGACTAATTTTTTTAGTGCAGCCTTGTCGGCATACGAACTTCCGCCATTTACGCCGCCAGCCCTACGCATCGACTTGCCTTCCAGGAGCGCAAGTGCTACACGAGATACGTGCCGAGACGTACAGGCAGGGCGAAGATCACAGCCCAAGGCCCACACCGCGAACCTCTTCTTCGTCATGGCATGCCGAATGAAATTAGACATAAGGCCATACAAGCCTTTTGATACCAGGGCCTGACTCCCGCCCAATAGTTGTCTTATAGAAGGCTCGCTCAGCCCAGCAAGCCACCAGTAGGTTACCGACATCTCCAATCGGTTAGCGCCTTTCGCCAATTGCCAGAACCCCCTGCTTGGTTCTATGAGCATCGCGCACGCTGCCTCGTACGGCGTCGGCGGCTCCTTTAAGCCCCACGCTGCCCGTACTTGCTCGGGCCATTCTTTCGGCGCAACCAGAAATCCATCGTGAAAAACTCCGTGGCAGAAGTTCCGGTCTTGCCAGACTACCCACCGGATTCCCTCCAGAGTTTTTCTGAACGCAGAATTACTGCACATCGTCCACTTCTTCTCCCTTTCTATCAGCGGAGTGTAGTAGCCGTTGGCTAATGCCCAGTGGTAGAGCGTCGTGTTTGACTTCGCGAACTGCGTGGCTGGTATTTCTGGCGACCTATAAAGAAGCGCCATCCAAGGGTCTTGCATTAGTACATATTAGTCAGCAGGAATATTTTGTGCAACATAGGCGGGTCCCTATTGGAACGGTCATATATGCAATTCTGCCGAGAAAAATGGCGTTGGGTATACGTGTGAGAGAGGAGTCCCAAAGAAAAATGGCAAGCGCGGTGAGGGGGGGATGGCCTCGCGCGCCTGCGAAATAATACTGCTCGCCTGCGCGCACGCGCTTCCTCTTTTTGTTTCGGCAAGCCTCGGGCTCTGGTGGTGCCCCGTGTCCTCTGGGTTTCAGGGGGGAGGGGAACCCGAAAGGCGCGACCAGGCAGCGAGAAAAGCGCGACCGTGCCGCGAGTGGTACCACCTTTCTGGTGTTGCCATGTCAATAGCAACAGGCTCGACGTACAGCGTTTAGCGAAATTAAATCGAAAAAAGTTTGCTCTGGGTTTCTTCAACAATTCCGCACACTTAGCAATGTCAAGGGCGAGACGTACAGCGAATAGACATGTGGTACCAGAGAGAGCAAGTTCAGAGGGCGAGACGGGAACAGCCGAGGAGGCACCAACCCACAGCGAGGGCACCCGTCACCCTCCCCACCCTGATGCACTGCCCGCAGCTACGATGCCGCAGTGACGCGAATCAGAGACCATCCTTCGGGTGGTGAGGCAACCGGGTAGCCGGGGCATTCAGTCCCGACGCCCTTAACCTCACCAAACACAGGATGGTGAACCATGGCACGAATCAACGCCATGAACAAGACAGCAGAGACAGCAACCCAAGCCAGCGAGGTGTTCAAGGCAGTAGCCCACAACATCACGCGAAACGGCAAGCCGGTCGACAACGCGTTCGCCGCGGTCCTCATGGACAGCACGGGCGCAATCGTTGACCAGCTCTCATTCGAGATCTTCTCGAGTGCCGCCAAGGCGGAAGCCGCTGGGCTCGAGCACTGGCCGCAAGCCGCCATCGACATCGACACTCTGACCGCTCAATTCGAAGAGCGGCTCAAGGCGAAGATCCCGAAGATGGTAGCGGCTGAGCGCAAACGGCTCCAGCTTCTTCAGGCTGCTCGTCAGCTGGTCGCGGACGGCGAGGCCGACAACATCGAGGACGCTACCAAGCGACTCAAGTCGGAGGCCAAGGCCAACAAGACTGGAGATGACGACAACGTCCTCGCTGACTTGACCGCCGAGTAATCGGCACCCCAGGGGGGCCCGGATGGGCCGGGCTCCCCTCCTTCATCCCATACCAGCAGGAGAAAACATGGGAACCAACAACGGAGTTCAAGTGAAGTGCTCACGCATTGAAGACACCGTCTTCATTGAGTTTCACATTGACGGGCTACTCGCCAAGGTCCATGAAGACCACGACGCCATCGACGCTGACCACATCAGCGCACGGGCCGAGTACCTTCAGGATGCACTGGACAAGCTCACCCGAGATCAAGTGCTCGAGCTGCTCTGGCCGCGCCGAGTACGCTGACCCCCCTGCCTCCGCCCGCTGTGGGCGGGGGCTTCACCCCAACAACAGGAAAGACAATGACAGAAAGAAACAACAACATCAACTGGCTAAAAAACTGGGCGGAATACAAGAAAAGAAGAGCTGAAGAGATAGAGCGGGAGCGGGAGGAAAAGGTCCGAGAAATGGTTCGGAAGTGGCAAGCCGCGTGCCGCCACGCCGCTGCTACTGGCTCGAGCCTCTACCCCAAGGGGGAGGACGAGTGAGCCTCAGGCTCCACCCTCCGGGGTGGGGCCTATGACTGTCCCAGTGCAGGCTTCGCTGCGGGTAACGTAGCGGACGGTCATCAAGTTGGACTGCGGAAGTGGCGCAGCCGCTGACGCTATGACCGTCCTGGTCTGCTGGGTTAGTGTAAATCCTGAGACGAGCCGAGAATCCTCCGGGGAAAAGCCAAGCCGGAGGAAAAGCCACGGCCGAAAAGCCACGGGAGAAAAGCGCTCGTCTCGCGCGGGGGAAAAGCCAAAGCCCTCAGCTTTTTTTGTGGATTGAAAAGCCAAGCCAGTTTTATCCGTGCGAGTTTTCTTCGAAGTAAAACAGAAGCTGGGTTTCTTTGGCTCCAGTTTTTTTGAGCGCTTTTCTGGCGTCCGTTCTTGTCTCGGAGGGTGGCTCGGAGGGGTCCGCGATATGGCAGGTTGAACCTGGGTTATCGGCGGATACGTCATATGCGCCACCTGTGGTATCAGAGGGACTCCGCGAAAAGGTAGGTTTAACCTACCATATGGAGCAATCGATTCTATTCTGGCGTCAGATATGGTATTATAGGGCGTGCTTCAGCACAGGGGGAGAGGTGCGTTTTTTGCGCCTCATAAAAGCGAGCCCCAAAATCCCGGCAATTTCGCCAACAAAAAAACCCGCAGAAATTCTCTGCACTTTCCCAACAGGAAAAACAATCATGTCAGCAAACATTCATTTCGAACTTCTTTCCCTGGCAATTCAAGCCCAACTAAACTGCGACACCGCTCCGCCGGTGCGCCTCGTCGGACGCGCGGGCGTCGGCAAAAACAAAGGCGGTGTCGAACTGGCCGCTAAACTTCTGGACCTGAATTACGTCTACATTCCTGTGCCCCGTCACGACCCTGCAGAATTCAACGGCTACCCGTACATCTGCAGCGAAACTCAATCGATGCGTTTCTACCCACCGCACTGGGCCAAGCAAGTAGAAGAACACGGACCCGAAAAGTTCATCCTGTTTTTCGATGAGGCTTCAGACGGTACGCGGATGACGCAAGCTGCAATGCACGGAGTTTTGACCGACGGCGTAATCGGAGAAGTTTCCGTCAAGGGTGCCCCGATGGTCATGGCGATGAACCCTTCAAACATCGCGACGACCGGCGGAACAATTAGCCATCCTTTCTGTACTCGTACTTTCACCATCGAATGGGAGCCCAGTAAGCACGATTGGATTCGTCAGATTCGCCAAGGTTCTTGGGATTCTCCAGAGCAAGTGAGATTGCCCAAGGGTTGGCAATCCACGATTGCTACGTCGCAAGCTATGGTCGGTAACTTCCTGTCCAAGTTTCCACAGCACGTGGAGATCTCAGAAAAAGAGCTAATGGAACGGGGAGAAGATACTGACAAGCCCGCGCACACTCGTCGTACATGGGAACATTTCTGGACCCTTCGCGCTGCTGCCCATGCTTCTGGTCAAACGCATCTCATGCATATGATTGCCGAAGGTACTGTGGGTGCTCCCGGTATTGAATATCTTTCTTGGGAGAAAGACCTGGAGTTCGGTGACCCAGAATTGTGGCTCAACAATCCACGTCAGCAAACATTCCCAGAGGATGACGACCGCGTTTTTGCTGTCATCAATGCTGTTCTTTCCTCTGTTCTTGCCAACAATACTCCCGCACGTTGGGCCAAAGGTTGGGAATTTCTGGAGTACTGCTATGACATGGAATTCGGAGACCTCGCCGCACTCGGCGCTCCGATGCTCGCTCGTAACCGTGGAGCCGCCAAGGGTATCCCTTCTGCTGCTCGTAAATTCTTCCCTATTCTCAAGGCTGCTGGTCTTGTCGGAGGTGAGGCATGATTAGTCCTAACGAACAAAAGTACTGGCATCTTTTCCCGTACATGACAGATCACAATCACAATACTTGTGGGCACACTTTCGAGGAACACAAGCAGCGTAGATATAGCGCTGTTTTCCCCAGCAAGTTGGTCAACGTAGTTACGGCCCGTCGTTTTGTGCCGTCCGGGAATTTCCCTCGGACGGTCACTACCAGCGTGGTGTGCTGTAAACAGCGTCACGCAATTACCTTTGGTATTGACGGCTCAATTATTCTCCATGGTCCTGACACCATAGAAGAGCTTAAAACTATGGCCATGTTCTCTGGCGAGAAACCGCGGCGTCTCCAAGTTTATGAGGCTTGGATGGCTTGCACTTCTTTCGAGGAAGCTAAATCGAATTGGGGTGACCATGTTCTGAGCCAGTACCGCAAAGACATTCCACAGGTTGCGCGGCAAACTCTGAATTGGGCATACAAAACTAATTCGGGTCATTACACCGGGGATAATCCTAAGATTGTGAATCGTGAGATTCAGTTATGCCGTTCGCAGTATCGGCGTTCTTGGGAGGGAGGTCGCAAGCCCTCTCTTCAGGAGAAACTTCAGGAGCACCGATACAATCTTGCCAAAGAATACTTCGGACATCTTTGGTCATTGTTCAATGACATGTACCGACCGTACATTTGCACCTGGAAACACAGAATCGACAAGCAATTGAAGTGGTTTCACACTGTCAGAAAACTTCGCCTTCACCAGGTGAAGTATGTCCGGACAGCAGACGACTACTCAAATGTTGGAAAAGTATTCGACTGCTTTTCCTTCCCTGGTCGGTCCATAAAAACTGATGTCATTGCGACCGTGGTTTTCCGTGACCGCAAAGATGAGAACAAAAAAGAATTCTGTCATGCACATCTTGTGTCTGACTACAACCAACGCAACTGGAGAATAGCAGAATGGCTCTAAAAAAATTCAGACGTATGCAATCGGAGAGGCTTCGCGCTTTCAACGATTTCCCCTACTTTTCAGCAGTGCTTTCTAAGCTCTCATTCTTTGAGTGCGATGACGTGGAGACTCTGGCAATCGACAAGCACGGGCGTGTTTATGTCAATGTTTCTTTCTGGGATTCAATGACACTCAAACAACGTGTCGGAGTTCTTGTCCACGAATTGCAGCATGTTCTTCGCAAGCATTTCATCCGTGGAGAATTCTTGTCGCTTAGCCCTCAAGAACTAAACATCATCGGTGACATGGAAATCAATGACAGCGCAAAAATGCGTGACTATCTGTCGGGTATTCCTGCAGTGTTTCCAGAGATGTTCGGCTTGCCCACGGGTCTCATGTTCGAGGAATATGCTGCCCTGTGGAAAAAGCAGAAGAAAGACTGCAAAGACAAGAACGGCGGAGAATCTTCCGACGGTGGACAGAGCGGTAACGGTGAGCCCAGTGTGGCTAACGGAAACTGTGGGTCCGCTGCGGATGGTCAGCCCAAGGACTATGAATTGCCAGCACCAAAAGATGGTGGCCCAGGTATGGACGAGTCCGACCTGGAAATTGCAGCGAAGCAGGTTGCGAATGACATTCGTGAGGCTGCTAAAACTCGCGGCGATATTCCTGGCAATCTCATCCAGTGGTCTGCGGATGTCCTTTCTCCGCCCAAGGTGAATTGGCAATCAAAGCTACGCGCTTATGCTCGCAATGCTGCGGCATGGGTTCGTGGTCAGGGAGATTATTCCTATTCTCGTTTGTCCCGTTTTCCTGTCGGTGGGTCGGTCATTGTACCTGGCAGCATTTCCCCAGTGCCCGAAATTGCACTGATGGTAGATACTTCCGGTTCTATGGGTTCGGCAGACCTGCAGGATATTCTTCCGGAGGCACAATCCTGTCTCCGTATGTCTGCTGGTTCTTCCGGCAAAGTTTGCGTCGTAGATGCTGAGGTCCATTCTCTCAAACCCATCACCGATGTCCGCAAGATTGAGTTTGCTGGCAGAGGCGGTACGGATTTGCGCGTAGGATTCGAAGCTATTTCTTCGCTCAGCCCGCGTCCTGATATTCTCGTCGTTTTTACCGACGGGTATACACCGTGGCCTACCTCATCCCCACGTGGGGTGAAAACAATTGTGGCTCTTATGGGTCGCCATTGCTCTCCTGACCGGGTTCCCGGTTGGGCTAAAACAATCGTCATTCCTCAATCAAAGTAAATCTCTTTTCTCAACAGGAAAAATATCATGTCAAACACAACTGAAATTAGCGTCCGCGGTCAAGTAGTCTTCTGGACCCTCTCAAACAAAACCGATGCCGAGTACCTCAAGAATGAACTTGAACTCCAAAACATGGGTGGCTTTGCTCCCGACAAGAACACTAATAAATCTTCGCTGAAGATTGCCCTGACTGCGGTGTGTGCAAACCGTCGCCGTTTGGTTCGGTCACTTGTCGGTGAGCGTGGTTACGCCGTCGTTTCTGAGCACAAAGATTCTACGGGTGTGAGCCTCGGCCACACTGTAGATTTCGACGCTCTTCTGCCCGATGGGGCTGGCTCTCCGGTATTCCGTAGGCCAGATACTGGTGAGATTTTCAACCCTCCAGAAGAGAACGCTATTCTCCATCGCTACCAGATTGAGCAGCAAAGGTGCTCGTCTCACAAGCTGGGAATAGCGATGGTCAAAATGGTGGACCGTTTGCACGGAGTATCTTTGCGTCCGACTGGTGGGTTCTACTGGATTCCTGAGCCTGCGGTTCCTCGCTGGAATGCGCTCGCAAAAGCTATCCAGGATTCTTCACCCGATGGTTCCAACGTTGTTTACGCTCTGAAAACTGCGATGGATGACGAGCTTAGAAGAACTGTAATCGATGGGCTCACCCATTCTTTGGAGTCAGAAGTTGGGACCATGGAAGAAGACGTAATGTCCATGGAGCTTGGAAAGCGTGCGCTCAAGACAAAGAAAGAAAGGTGCGCCCGTCTTCGCCAGCGTGTTGAGGGCTACAGAAAAATGTTCTCTGTTGCGCTGTCTGATTTGGACCACCATCTCGACCGCGTAGAATCTGCCGTGTCTGTCTGCGTTCTTTCTCAGATGGGGAGCTAAAATGTCAAATCCAGTTCTACCAGAATACTTTTCTCCTCCTGAACCTCCAGCCGACATGGAGCTTACTGACGATAATATTTGTAAGCTCCATGATGAGCTGAAAGAATGGTACATAAAAAAGACACCGGAAAATTTGGACCGGCACGGGAACGTCCCTTCTTTTGTGCTTGGGGAATTGAACCAACTTCGGGCGCTTTACGACCTTCACTTTGGAATCAATTACAAGTGTACATCGTACAAGTGTAAAGACAAAAGAGGGTTTTCTGAAGCGGTTGCTGCCTATCATGCTGGTCGATATATCAGTCCGATTATCTACCAACAGGGCGTGCAATTCACAAAAGAGGCTTTCCCGAAAATCTGTGAGGATAAAAAGTATTGCTGCCCTCGGTGCAAGAGGCCCGTCAAACTGATGATGGGACTCCCAAGCCCTTACGGGCTTTATGCTGCTGTTCCAATAGAATAGAGGGGCTCGTAATATGCATCCAGATAATTTCCCCCGGAGAAATCCGGGGCTTTATCCGACAAAAGAATTGAACGATAAGGCTGACAATCTTCCGTCTAATACTTTTCTAATCTTCTCCCGGAGGCGAATGTCTCTGGGAGTCTTTTGTTACCGAACTTTTGTAGTCGACCCCAATCCAGGGGAATCAATGGTGCTGGCTTTTTACCGTCTCCACGGTGATGAGTTTGAGCTTGGTTATCGGTACGAATGGAACCATCGTATCCGGCAGAGAGAATCGCTCTGCTGGAGATTCTTCAAAGGAACTCTATAAATTATGGAATCACTTTTCTATTTCCGAAAGCAATTCTTTTTCACCCTCTCCCGAGAAATCTGGAATCTCTACTACAGAATAAAATTCAGTATTGGAGACACCGTTTATCAGCAAACCTGCTTCAATGGTCCTAAGCCGCCTGGGTTTATTTCAGCAATAAAGCGCAGCGGATGTGGTCACCTCGGAGCCACGGTGAACTGTGGCAAAGAAGTTTACTGGGTTAATTTCAGCGCTCTCACTAAATAAATCTCTTTGTCTTTTTAGCCTCGTCTTCGGACGGGGCTTTTTTTTGTCTGGAAATCCTGGCTGGTTGGCCGGGTTTTTTTGTGCCTAAAAATCCTGGCTTTGGATTCAGGCTAAAGCAAACTTCTGTACCTGCTGAGTAGATTCCATTTATGCAACGGGAGTTACTTTTTTTAATCAGATCTGATCGTAGGATGGAACGGGAGTTTGGAATAGGTCTGACCAGAACTCGGCTCACCTTTGCCCTAATGTGGACTCTCAGAGGTGAGCTTTCAGGAAAACTTATTTGGCGCACCTGATGACAGTCCCTAACCCCAGAAGCTGGGTCTCTTCGCAAAACGCTCTTTTGTCACACATAATCGTAAGGCACTTATTAGTACATGCATGACACCAGACTTTCCACCATACAAATCAACCACTTACAAGACTCGAGGTACCTGACCGGAAATTTTTCCTGAGTATCCTTTTAGGAAAGCCAACCTATAACCCTATGGTATCAGGGGGTAGTAGGTTCGGGAGGGGTGGAGGAATGAGTAACCCCAGAAGCTGGGTTTCGTTAGCTCTCCGCTTGTCCAGGTTGAACCTACATTATCTCTAAGGCTAACGTGTACTTACAAGCGTCAAACAATTATGCTTGACGGGGGTGTGCAACCACATAGTTTATGCTTGACACCACATCCCGCATACTATAGACTGACTTCATGACTTCAAAGAACGAACTCGTGACCCTGGCTAACGACGCCTCATTGCTCTTGGGTATCCCTCGGAACGATGCGATTGCGTATGCCCTCAAGCTGGTGCTCTCAATGAGCCCTCCGTCTGGCCCAGACTCTCGTGGTCCTGACGACATCCTGTCCGCGGCCTCTCGGCTCATGGACACCATGGGTAGCTTCACCATGGATGACCTCTTGGATGAGGTCTACGGAGAAGCTCCTATCTTTTCACCTCACAAGGTGAAGATCTTTGCCTCGAAGCTGCTCGTGGCTTCCGGGTACACTCGGCGTCAGTTTCGACGTGGGAACCGTCGCCCTCTTCTCTGGTACAAACACAGCATGGAGCAATAATGCTAAACATTGACCTCATCCGTCTCGCTCAAGACTCTCCCATTTTGGATGCTGCTCGTAACGGCAGCGAAGGAAAAAGAGATAGACGTGCAGCCTCTCTCCGTCTGCCCCCAGAACTCTGGGACGAACTCAAGCGCGCTGCCAGTCTTCTTAGTGCCATGTTCCCCGAAAAATACGTTACAAACAATTCCACAATCGAGTTTCTTCTCGAAGAATCGCTGCAGGCTTTCTGGTCAGCACACTCTCCCACCCCCGTACTCGTCGAAGAAGAGTAGAATAAAAAACCCCGGTTGCACCTGACAGTGGAGCGCAACCGGGGTCAGCTATGGAGCTTTTAGATGTCGAACCTCTTCCCTCTCAACATCACCTTCTTCAAAGAAGGCTTTACCAGCGTATCGCCTGTGGCTGTTACTGTCAAGGATGCTGCAAATCTCAGCCGCATCTTTACGAACCCGCCCAAGCGTTCAACTCAGTTCCCAAAGAAGCGTCTTCCCTGCTGGTCTCCAGCAAACTACGTGCCCGGAACCAAGCGTGCGAATGACAACGTAGAAGAAGTGACAGTCCTGGTCTATGACTTTGACCACGGCAAAGACTCGCCCGACTTCGTGTCTAAGCTACTCCGCAAGAAGAACTTAGCCTTCCTTCTGCACACGACTTGGAGTCACCGCCCAAGTGAGCCTCGGTACCGTGTGCTCGTGTTCTTGGACAGACCACTGACGCCTCAAGAATATCCCATCGCATGGGCCAAGGGACTGAGGGTTATGGGTTATGATGCAGGGGTTGACCGGCAAGCGCGTAACATCTCCCGGCACTACGCTTTGCCTGCCCACGTCGACGGAGAAGAATACGTTGTCGAAATGAACCTGGCGGGTGCTCCTTTGAACTCAGACGAGATTAGCAAGCAAGAGAAAAAAGAGAAGCGCAAAGCGGGTGAGCCCGTTCTGAAGTTGGATACCCAACTGATTCTCGACACCGGAGAGGTGACAACGGTTGCTGCCCTGATGAAGGGTGGCGAGGGGAAGTACAAGTGTACTTGCCCATTCCAAGAAGACGCTTCTCCTGGTTCTGCTTTTCTCAGGGTCATGGCTGATGGCCGAACTTTCCTGCAATGCACCAGTGACCGGCACGACCATGAAGGTAAGCAGTTCTGGCTGAAGAATAAGACGAGAGGTAACAGAGCAGCCCGAAGTGTTGAGGACCGTGAGCATCGTCTGTCTGAGATTCCTGAAGACTTGAAGAACTACGCTGAGCGTCGGCTCGCGTACAACGCAGTACAGGGAGTGTTCTACCGTCATGCTGAGGGAGCATGGCAGATTAGCCAGCCCATCCGCAAAGACCCCCTGACTGACCACTTCATTGGTCTACTGCCCAAGGGGTGTGACAAGAACCACGCCACCGCAATCATCGACCACATTCTTTCGCGACAAGTGTATGGCTTTGATTGTCAGAGCAGCCGTGCTCCAGTCGTCAGAAAGAACGAAGTGCCCATGCTCAACCTTTATGCGTGGCCAGACCTGAGAGCTAAATCAGGACCATACCCACGGGTATCTCAGATTGTGGAGCTTCTGTGTGCTGGCGATGCCCAGGCTGTGAAGTGGCTGATGCACTGGAGTGCTGCCCTCATCCAGCACCCAGAGCGCAGAGCCATGGTCGCTGTCCTTGTCCTCTCACCACAGCAGGGAATCGGGAAAAGTTTGTATGGCCGAATCATGGCTGAGATTATCGGCAAGGGAAACTCTGTAGTCGTGAGCAACAAGGCTCTCCGCGATAACTTCAATGCACACTACGTCACCAGTCTTCTCGTCTTGGCTGACGAGGTTGGCATCGACAAGAAATCAGCGGACATCATCGCAGAGATTAAAGCTGCAATTACAGACGACCGGGTTCACTGCTCTACTCCCTACGCAGCCCGGACTACAGTTACGAACAGGATGACCTGGTGGCTTACGTCAAACAAGAGGCGTCCTTTCCTCGTCGAGCAGGATGACCGCCGATTCACCATCCTGTCTCCAGGACAAGCCGAAACCAAGTACCGGAAGATGCTTCAGAAGTGCTTCGACTCGAAGACCTCTAAGTTTGCTACGGACTTCTACGAGGAGATTCAAGGCTACGCAGACTACCTGAAGAACCTCCAGATTGACTGGAACCTCATCGCTCGTCCCTACAACACTGCAGCCAAGGTGGAGATTCAAGGCGCGAGTATGGGGAGCATGGAGTCTTTCACTCTGGAACTTACGTCTAATGGTGCAGCGGAAGTGCTGAGCAACTATCCTCCTGGACCTTCGTACCTGAGAATCTCAGAGCAGGCTGCTGGCAGCGTTGTTCCATGTGAGACTCTGTATGGTTCGTACCGAGAGTACTGCACCAAGAACGGTAAGACAGACATGTACAGCGAGAACATGCTGCGCCTTGTCATCCGAGACATTCCAGGTGTGTCTGTTGTTCCTGCCCGTGTTGGTGGGAGAAAAGTACAGGTTTACCGAGGCCTGCCCAAGCAGAAGAAGGAGACTGCAGGCAAGGTTGTAAGCATCTCTCCCCAACAAGGAGTTTAGTCATGGACTTGACTGATGAGCGGTTCCACCGTCGTATCATTCCGTGGGCGAAGCTGGAGTTGGAAGGCGTAGACGCACGCACGGTAATGAAAGAAGCCCAAAAACAGAAGATGTGGATGCTCTCCAGAAAAGCTGAGCATCGATGGCACAACCAGCGACTACTGAAAGAGAAAGCTGGCTAACGTCTCACATCAAACATCAAGGGGTGAACCATGTTTCGCCGTATGAACTCTGTTCCTTCTTTCGTGGAGGAACTCCCAGGCGTTTGGAAAAACAAACGTAGACCTGGATTCCGTGTACCCATCAACTGTCTTCCCATCTTGGGTAAGCCACTTCCGGAAACAGCAAACAAGCTGAGCTTGGCTTTGTCGAACGTGAACCTGCACGTTTGGGTTCGCGGGTTCATGATGGAGCACCAGAAGACCATCGTAAACAAAGCCCTAAACAGAGAGGGGTTCCATGCCTGGTCTCCTCCCGGCTCGGGCAAAACCCTGTGCGGTATCGTGTGGCTCGCTGCCCACCGTGGGCCCAAGGTGGTGATTACAAAAGCCGCCGCCCGTGGGACGTGGAAAGAAGAGATACGAAAGTACTCTACTTTTGAGCCCGTGCTGCTGACAGGACACAACGCTTCGGCTGTGTCGGACAGAGACGATGTCATCTACATCACAGCGTGGGAAACCCTCATCCACTGGAAAGAAGTGCTGACTTCGTTGAACATCGAAGCTCTTGTCATGGATGAGATTCACTGGGCGAAGCAACACAAAAGAGTAAAGGCAATCGTGGGCAAGGACGGGAAGACCCGTTGGAAGCCTCTGCCCAACACGGCTGCGGCTGCTATGGCTGTGGCACACTCAGCCCAAAGAAGATTAGGCCTCACTGCTACCCCCATTCCAAACAGGCCTCGAGACCTGTGGGCACAACTCGACTTGGTTGAGCCCTGGCAGTGGGGGACTTTTCACGAATTCGGTGTCCGCTACTGCGGTGGATACCAAGACACCTATGGTTGGAAGTATGAAGAACTCAGTAATGGCGAAGAGCTACAACAAAGACTTCGCTATTCAAAACACAACACAAGCCAAAAAGCAATCAACGCTCGTTTGCCTGCCAAGCGGCGTCAAGTGGTTTACCTCGAACAGTCCGAGCAGAATCGACCATCGGCTTTTCGGCAAGACATCAAACGTGTATCAAGGGCTGGTGACCGGGAGAGCATGTTTGAAGTAATGCTCCAAGAAGCTGCTTCAAGGAAGAGGAAGTACATCATTGACCGCGTCTGTGATGCCGTGAAATCCGGACAGAAAGTGGTCGTGTTCACTGGACGAAGAAAAGACTGCGACCAACTCGGACAAGAACTGACCGACAAACTTGGTGACAGTCCGGTATGGTGCGCCCATGGTGGCACTACTTCTGAGGGCCGAGACCTAATCCGGGCGGAATACATGTCTACCCAATGCGGCTGTGTTCTTGTGGGTACAGGAGACGCATGGGGAGAGTCAGTCAACCTGCAGGATACAGACTTAGCCCTCTTTGTAATGCTGCCCTGGACCCCCCGCTCCATCGGACAGTGGGAAGGCCGGTTCGCCCGGTTGGGACAGAAGAGACCTGTACTCATCACCTATGTCATCGCCTCGGGAACAGTTGATGAACACGTAGCAGAGCTACTTGTAGACAAACTTCCTGCGGTTGGAGAGGTGGCTGACGATGCGGTGATTCAGGAGGTTGAAGCTGCCTTTTCGGGTAGTCAGGAGGACCTCTTGGGTAGAATTTCTTCACTTTTTCCATCTTAGCGCCTTGACACCTGTCGGACACCTGGGATAGCCTCAATACACCTCGCAACAGGAGTACCCATGAACATCTTCTTCCTCGACAACGACCCTAAGGTTGCAGCGCAGTCGCTCTGCGACAAGCATGTGCCCAAGATGGCCCTGGAGACCGCTCAGATGCTCTGTACTGCCGTCAATGAGCACGGCGGCACCTCGGCATACAAGAGCGCCTACAAGAACCACCCAAGCACCGTGTGGGCCCGTCGCAGCAAGGAGACCTTCTCCTGGCTCTTCGAGCATGGACTGGCCATCTGCGCTGAGTACACCAAGCGGTTCGGCAAGGTACACAAGTGTGAGGCTGTCATCGTAGACTGCTACTCACAGGTTAGTCTTCTTCCTGAAGGCGGTGTCCACACTCCCCCTCAGTGCATGCCTGACCAGTACCGATGCGAGTCTCTCGTCGATGCATACCGTGCGTACTACATCAACGAGAAGGCCTACTTCGCTAAGTGGGAGAAGGGTACCTCTGCACCAAGCTGGTGGCCCAGTGTCTAAGATTCTACTTAACGCTGGTCCGTCCGAGCGTGGATGGCATCGAATCGAGGGCGCTTCCCGCTGCTTACGTCTATTCGCATGGAGAGAAGCAGGAGCCGTAAAGTGGAAGACAAGTGCTCCACTCGTGAAGGGTAGCCTTCTCCACATTGGGCTTGCACATCTTTACGCCCGTAAGCGGTGTGAACTAAACGGAGAAGACCCAGACCAGTACTACACTCCAATCGAAGCAGTAAAAGAACTCGCAGAGATTGAAGCCCAAAATGCTGAGACTGCTCACGATACCGCACTCTGGCGAATCCATGTTCCCGACATTCTTATGGCTCTTTCTCAGTACGAGGGTCGGTGGCAGTTTTGCCAGTGGGAGCCCATCATGGTTGAGGAAGAACTGAGGGCTCACATACCTAAGATTAACCAAGACGGTACGTTTTTATTCACGCAGCGTGCAGATTTGGCAGTAAAAGATGAGAACGGCACGTACTGGATTGTTGACCACAAGTCCTGCTACCGCATCGAGAGTAAGACTCTTCGGCAGCATATTCTCTCTGGCCAGTTTCTTGGCTACCAACTTTTCGGAAGAAAGATGTGGGGAGAAAAGTTCGGCGGAGTTGTCGTCAACCGAGTGAAGTTGTCTGAGCCCTACGCTTTCGACCGCGCAATTCTTGAACCCGCACCCAACGCCATCCGAGTCTTCGCAAAGAACTTAGCCCTACAAGAGCACATGGTTGATATGTTTGAAGGCAAGCCACCTATTGAGTGGCCCGCCGTCTACAGCGACCAGACCTGCTGGGGTAAGTACGGCAAGTGTGATGCCTTTGAACTCTGCCAATGGGGACAAGAAAATGCCGTATAAGAACAAAGAAGACAAGAAAGCCCACGATAGGAAGTGGGGTAAGCTGACGGTCTCCCTCCGAGTCAAAAGAAATAAGGCTCGACGAGAGGCCATCAGAGAAGGCCGCGCCAAGAAAGGTGACGGCACCCACGTTGACCACAAGGTTCCGCTTTCCAAGGGTGGCGGCAACGGAGACGGGAACACCCGTGTGGTTAGCGCAGAAGTAAACCTCACAAAATACGATAAAACTCCAGAGACGAAAAAAGCATGAGCGACGGAATCTTTGCCGTAATCTACGGCCCCTCAAAAACTGGTAAGAGCACAGCCACTGGTGCGGCTGGTGCCAACGGACTCTTCATCGCACAGACAGGCGGTCTGCTCCCCCTCAAGAACTTCTTGGGTCTGGAGAACATTAAGACTGCGGGTGCCAAGGATGTCGAGGCTGCGGGTACTCTTGTTGCCCAGAGTGCTGGAAAGACTCCGACAATTGTTGTCGATGACTTTTCTCTGCTGGTTGAGAGCACTGTGACTGAACTCGAAAAGAAGCACTCTTTCGGGGACATGTGGCGCAAGCTGCGGCAACAGGTTCTTTTCATGCGTGACTCTGCACGCTACGCCACGTCAAAAGGAACGCACGTATTCTTCAACTGCCACCAAGTTCCGCCCAAGGTTTCTTCTGGCAAGAGAGTACGTGGTGGACCAAAGCTGCCTGGCCAACTTCCTGAGCAATTCTCAGCATTTGCAGATGTTGTTGCCCGTGCAGAATATGAGGAGACTGCCGCGCCCTGGAAGTATCTTCTCCGGACTGGGCCGCACCCAGATTACATCGCAGGCGACCGGCTCGGTGTCCTGCCTGACCCGGCTCCGATGAACCTCAGAGAAGCACTAATCGCTGCCGGATATGATTTGCCCCGCCCCAAGGGATTCGAGTGGATGGACAAGACAGCAGACAAGCTCTGCGAACTTGTGCTCAAGAATGGGCTCGAAGACTGGAGAACAACTCTCCAGAAGGCGGGAAAAGAACTCGCAGGTAAGTACGACTTGCGACACGTCCGTTGGGTACTGCAGGATTCTCTGCACCGAGCGGTAATTCAAAACGCGGGCGAGAATATTCTCGACCAAATGTTCATCGATGAACAGGAGCAATGGTAATCATGAGCGATCTTAATATTGAACTCGACTTCACTGGTATTCAAGCAGCTTCGGGTGGCCTCGGCTACCTCAAGACTGGCCTTCACACAGGAACAATCCTTGAGTTTACTCACTTCGAGGACTCTGGGCGCTTGTATGCCTACTACATGACAAACGGTGTCCGTCACCGGGACTCATTCAATCTTACTTCCCCCAATGCACTACCTTTCCTGAAGGCTATGCTTGAGAGTGCAGGTGTTCCCGCATCTAAGCTCGGTGGGAAGGGAAACATTCCGTTCCATAAGCTGGCCGGAAAGACCGTGTACTTCAACTATGTTGCACCAGAGATGGACAGCACCGGGAAGGCTGTTCAGGGTTCGTACCCTAAGTACACCTACTACACCAAGGACCGCTACACACAAATGGCTGAGGTCTCCTCTCTTCAGCCCCAGGATGTGGACGTAGCCCAAACGAATGGGGGCGGCGCTCCGGTTTCGCAAGCATCCGGCGCAGCGTCTAACGACGACTTCGATTTCCTCCTTGGCTCTGACGACTAGCAGTTTGGAACACCACCATGGCAGACGGTGGAAATAGTCTGCCTTCCTGTTGCGACCGCTGGCGGGTCGGTCGAAAAAATACCCGCCCCATTTTGCCATCGTTGCGCCGCTAAAGTCGGTTCTGCCAGGGGCTAAGCATCCCCGTTGAGTGACGATGGCAACCATACCAAAAAAGTGCCAACCTTTTGCCGGTCCTGAAAGCACTCTAATCTAGGAAGGTCAAGGACCGGCACCCACCTTTTTTTCTTGGAATTAGCTCTCCATGTCTATCTCCTGTGCCAAATGCAATTCTTGCTCACTCGGAATCAAGCTCCGCAAAAGCGACGAGCAGGTTCCTGTGTTGGGTGAGTCCCACAAGAATGGGCGCATAGCTATAGTTGGAGACTTTCCGGGTACCCACGAGACCTCTGAGGGTCGCCCTTTTGTTGGCCCAAGTGGTCATGAACTTCAAGCTGCTTTGGACGAGGCTGGGTTGAAACGCTCAGACTGTCTCATCACTAATGCCATCGCATGCCGTCCCCCCGCCAACAGGCTCGACACTTTCATGGTTCAACATTCGCGAGCAAACAAGAAGCGTAAGAGTGAGAAGAAAGAACTCCTCCTCTCTCCCGCTGAGGCCTGCTCTGGAAGACTCATGTCTGAGCTTGAGGGATACACCCAAATCATCTGCCTGGGTACAGAAGCTGCCCGCGCAGTTCGGGGCGGTAACGCTTCTATCATGTCTATGCGTGGTGCTTGTGAAGAGATTGAGATGCCCTGGGGTCAGGTCCAGATTGGCTACACTCTTCACCCCTCGTTTGTTCTTAGGTCTCCAAAGTGGCAACCCGTTTTTCGTCGGGACATCCGCAAGGCTCTCCGTTTCTTTTCTGGTGACCTGAAGTGGAAAGACCCTGAAATCTATCTACCCAAGACCGTGGGAGAAATACTTCAAGGATTTCAACGACTTATACGTGATGACAGTCCGATTGCCTATGATGTTGAGACAGACGCAAAGAACCCTATGGCCGCTCGACTTCGTTGCATCGGGTTCGCAAACACCAAGTTTAGTATGGTCGTTCCCCTACTGAGTATCGACGGTCGAACCAACTTCTTCCACGGCGCTGACGAACGGGTGGTCAAGAAGATGCTTAGGGACTTTCTCAAGGACTGCCCTCTGCCCCTCATGGGCCACAATGCTGGTCAGTACGACCGCCTCGTCTGTGAGGAGCAGCTTGGTATTACGCCTCGACTGGATGTGGATACCATCCTCCTCCACTTGCTCGCCGACAACGAGATGCCCCACAACCTGGGCTTTGTCACAAGTTTTTATTCAGACTTCACTGAGGCATGGAAAGCTGACCATACAGCCGTCGATGCCCGTAGTGACGTTGAATTGCATACCTACTGCGCGAAGGACTGCGCGGTGACAGCAAAGGTTTCCAAGCCCCTTGCCCGCCAAGTTAAGTCTCATTCTCAGTGGGGCCTGGTTTCTACGGAGCACCAGCTTCAGTGGGTGGGAACAGGAATGCAGCGTCTCGGCATGTTCGTCGACAATGACAAGCTGCAGGAACACAAGCTCAACTTCCAGCAGAAGCTGACCGAGAACCGGAAGCTGACTGAGAACCTTGGGCCAGTAGACTTCAACCCTAATTCTACACATCAACTCCGCCGTCTCATCTTCAGTGATTGGGGCCTGCCTCCTGCCAAGTACAACGAGAAGACAGGAGACCCAAGCACCGATGACGATACGCTCCGTAAGATTATTACTACGTATGACATCGATGAGGAGAAGAAAGAATTTATCCAAGCAATTCGCATGGTTAGGAGATACACAAAGCTCCTGAGCACCTACATCCGCCCTCTTGAGAGTGGCGAGCTTGTGCTCAGTGACGGGCGTGTACACCCCTCGTACAACCGTCTTCCAGCGACGGGTCGGTACTCATCGAGTTCGCCCAATGCCCAGAACATCCCATTTTTCCTTAGAGACATTTTCGTGCCTGAACCCGGCCATGTCTTTGTAGGGGCCGACGCAGACCAACTTGAGCTTCGGTATATCGCAGAAGAGTCAGGCGCTGACCGGCTCATCGAAATCATCAACAACGGGCTCGACCCGCACAACGAGACAATGGAGATTGTATATGGCAAAGGCATCTGGGAGCTTGAGGGAGCGCCGAAGGAAAGGACGCAGAAAGGCAAAGGAACATTCAAGTCTACTCGCGGCGTTACCAAGAATGTCCGATATGCTTGGCAGTACGCAGCCAGTGTCCCAACCATCCACGAGCAGGTCATCAGTGTCGAAGACGAGGCGGGTAGTCTCATTTATGCACACCTGACTCACCGAGACATCCGTGATGTTGTGCATGGCCTCAAGCGCGCCGACCCTGAGATTCCGAAGTGGTGGGACTCAGTAAGAAACCGCTACAGAAGAGAGGGCTACGTTGCCGACTCTCTTTGGGGTCGCCGTCGTTATTTCCGCGACGAAGAAAAGATTAACGAGCTTGTGAACCACCCGATTCAGACAGGTGGGGCTTCCATTATCCATGAAGCCATGCTCGAATTAGTTCTGGGTACCCCCGGCAAGGGGACCGTTTCCAACCACATATCAGATGTGTCCAGCCTTCTGCGGGGTGCCCTCCCTTTTAACTTTGAGGCCAGAACTGGCCTCGTCAACCAATGCCACGACTCACTCATGTTTGAGGTTCCCGAAGAGAAGGGGGAAGAAGTGGCTGAACTACTGCAAGCAGCAATGACCCGCAAACGTCGTAAGGGAGCAAGACTCGTTTACACGGCTGAAGCTGAAGTTGGTCAAAGCTGGCTGGAGGTATGATGAGAGTTTTTTACGCGCATAGCGCACAATCCAGTCCTCAGCAGGTCAACTATGAGGCCAAACTGCTGTCGGATACTATGTCCAAGAAGTTTGGTCGAAATGCTTCCGTCCGCCCAGGACGCTCGGACTACGAGAGGCGTTTCTCAGGCAACTGGGAAGAGTGGCAGAGGGGTGTTGTCACACGAACAAATGCCACTACCGGACAAAAGGCTTATGACCTGTTTGTCGTCACGGGAGTGGGTTGTGGAAGGGCTACTGCTAACATATTGCGTCTTGCGTTGGAACATGGTCGACCAGTTTACTGGTGGAACGGCCGAGAAGAAGCAGAGTTCAAAAAAGTGGCCAAGATTGAAGTCTTGGATGAAGAAGATTGGTCGAACGGGTGGGTGATTGTCTGCAAAGAGCGCAAGCCTAAGCAGTTGCCTCTCCCGTTTAGCCCAGGAGAAGCAAAATGAGTCACCAACTTCAACTTCAGATTCTTCGGTTGAACGGATGGAGCGATGAGCGCCTTTCAGTAGCGATTGGCGACCTAATTGGGGGAGAAGGCCCAAGTACTCAGAGCATTTACCGTTGGAGAACCGGGAAAACGCACCCCGCAAGGGTTTACCAAGGTCCTCTCGACAAGTTGTACGAGAGCCACAGTCCAGAAGGAGCAGGAAATGGACAAAATCATCCGAGTGAAGAGTAATATCAAGAGCCCAAAGGGAGAGGAGTGGAGCTACGAGCTTGACGACCTAAACCTGCTGATTGGGCCCAACGAAAGCGGAAAGAGCGCAGTGGCTGAGGCTGTTCAGCTTGCGGCTACAGGCAGTGCCTATGGTCTCTTCTTCCGCGACTCTCAGGTTAAGAGCGGTCCCCAACTTGGGAAGCTGGCTACCACAGAGGAAGACATCTACGCAGAAGTAGAGTATTCCGATGGTACAAGTAGCCGTTGGGAGATGGTCAAGGGCGGTAGGCCCAAGCGCACGGGGGAGAAGATTACAGCTCTTCCGATTGCAGAGCTTAGAGATGCGCTGAGCGGCTCGGCCACACGGGCCAGACACTTCTTTGCGCCCCTACTTCTTCCGGACACTTTTTCTCGTGAGAGTCTGGAGAAGCTGCTTCCCAACAAAGAAATAGACCTGTCTGTTCCTTTGGAGAAGTTGTTGCCTGACTACGGTGACCCACTGTCTGTTCAAGACATCATCCTTGCATACAAGAACTGCGGCTCTTGGAAGCGTTCTGCGAACAGCAAGGCAAAGGCAGTGACCAACATGTTGCCATTCTTCGACCATCCTGACCCCGTTGCAGCCCTGAAGCTGAGCACGGAGTTGGCTTGGGATATGCAACTGGCCATCAAGTTTGAGTGGCTCAAAAAGCTGTACAAGTCTCAGGACTTCGAAGAAGATGACAAAGTTGTACTGGGTAAGCTCGCCCTTGAGATTGGTGACCAAGAAACTCTGAGAAGCCTCCGAGGCTCAGCAGAGTATTTCGACGACCTTTCTAAGGTATGGAAGACTACAGTCACTGCCGAGATTGCCCATAAGAGCCGCAAGAAAATCAAGGCGTTTGAGGAAGAGGCTAAGAGCTTTGAGACTCTTGAGAAGGCCCTCGATGTTGCTCTTACGATGCTTCTTGCCCCAGAGATTACGAAGTACTGCCGTCGGGTCAACAAGTTCTTGCCCAAGGGAGACAAGTTCGGAGTCAAGCACGACCTGAAGAACTTCTCGGTCTTTCTTAGCCGTAATGGAGAGGAGCACTTCGCACTATCGGGCAGCACCGAGGCCCGTGTATTGGCCGCTATGGGTGCCGCTCTCGCAACTGGGGGTAAACCCACCATGCTTGTAGTGGATGACCGTATGTGGGATTCTAAGACGCTGGCTAAGACAATGGAGAGACTTGAGACCTCCAAAGAGACCATGCCCTTCCAAGCCATCCTTATGTCTACGCTCAAGCCCCGTGGACGAGCACGAGCAAAGTGGAACTATGTCGAAATCAAGCCGAAAGGGTATGATGCAGAGGATGAAGAACCTCAAGAGCAAGCTCAAGATGCACCTCCGGAAAACCCACTTGAAGAGGCAGGTAAGTAAGATGGCCGACATTTTGCGTGAACAAGCGTTCGAAGAAGTCAGTGAAGACATCAACACTTCAGTTGGACTTCAGATTGTTTCTGAGCCTGGGTTCCTGAGTCTCTGCTCGCCTGATGGGCAAGTGGTGACGAAGGTTCCCCACTCTACAGACCCCATGGATGACATCGACCTCATCCGACAGGTCTGGTTCGCCTCTTCCCGTCTTATGTCTAATAATAGTTGGGATTGAATAACGTCAAGCGAATAAGCGGACAGAACCTGTCCGACACGCTCAGAGAGCCGACGTTAAGTAAGAGTACCATTCTGGCGAATGGAACCACAAAATCCTTGGGTAGGTTTTTTTACTTATTATTCCCCTGCCCAAGGTGCGGTAGTCACAACGTAAAGACATGCATAGATGTCCTCCTACCTCCCCTAGCCTGTGGGAGCAGAAGTATTGTGGCAACAGGCGCCCCGACCTTTGTTTTTGTTGAATGGACAAGGGTTGGGGCTTTCTTACTTGTCGCGATCTAAAATGCGGTCGAGTCGCGACACGATGTCGTTATGGACTTTGGTGCGTGCGATGAGGAACTCTTTGGACTGACTGTCGTTGTTGTCCCGATACTCTTGAATCACTCGATCGTACCGCTCACGCATCTTTTCTGTTCTATTGTCGTAGTCTTTACGGATCTCATCTATCTGCTCTTGGAAACCCTCTACGAGCTTGTCCAAGCGCTTCTGCATCGTGATGAACTGGAACACAAGAAAAGCTGCGAAGATACCGAGATGACCGTCCGCAAGCAGAGAATCGACCAAGGCTTCCATTAGAACTCCGGTTCTTCAATCAGGGTATACGTGAACCCGTTCCCCCACTTCTCCCTCGCTGCATAGCAGATGCTCATGAATTCCTCAAAATCATCTGCATTTGCGAACACTTGGCATCCAGCCGACCAGCGGTCTATTTGCGTTGATGCTGACCCCGCCTTGTGAATATTGATGCCGTAGTAGCCCTCAGTAATAGAGTCCACATCACAATCAATGATGTCGTCTTTATTGCTGTCACGATAAGTCTTGACCGTACCGTTCCTCTGACAGAGCGCGTCATACTTCCCCTGGTGCTTGTCGATCTTCCAGACAGATCGGTATTGCCCAGGGACAAGGATAGCAGTCCCGTTGACGTTGCTGGGATTCTCAAGCCAGTACTTTCCGGGCTCCGTAGTACATTTCCATGTCCGGGTAATCCAGCCCTGCTCATCCTGGAATACAACACAGATGCGGTCGTCGAAGCTATTCGATTTGTGGTCTCGGCTACGAATACCAATGATATTCAGGTTGTAAGTACCGTTTTCAAAGACGGAGTGCCCAAGAGAGGCCACATAGTCCAGTAGGAGAGGGCGCATCTTAGTTACTGCAGTTGGCGTTGGTGGCCTGACAGATCTGGGCGACGTTGACAGCCTGTTTCTGCTGCATGTCCAGCATCTTCTGAACAATGTCTTCCATCTTGTCCAGGCGCTGCTCAATGCCTTCAATCTTAACATCGACAACTTCCTGCTTGCCCAAGTTGGACTCGAGGACAGTTACACGCTTGTCTAGCTCATCAACATCTTGGGCAGACGACTCGAGAGAGGCGAAAGAGATGCCTGCAGCAAAAACGAGAGTAACGCCGGGAACAACCAGTTCTTTTCCGTTCATCTTCCAGCTCCTGAACTGTAATAGTAGGTAGTTCCTAGACCTGCTGTGACAATTCCGACAATGATTATCGTTTCTATCCTACCAAGCCAACGTTGTGTTGAGGGTTTTTCAATCCAAGGTTTGGGAGCTGTCTCAATCTCCAAACGTTTTTTGTACCAATCAAGCTCCATTTCTAGGACAGAGACTTCTAATCGGAATTGTTTTTCCAGCGACTTTCCCCACTCTTCTGTTGCGAGCAAGTCTGCGTAGTCAGAAAGAGGGACAACCAAACCCGAGCAGGAAGCTATCGACGGAGAGGACGATAACAGAGAAGGAGGGAATGGTTGCCCCTCCCGAATAGGGTATGTTTTTCGGCACTGCCCGTCTACTGGTTTTGGAGCATCAGGACGGGCGAGAGGTTCGACAGCGAGAGCAGTGCCCAGCATCGCCATGAAAAAGAGCACTATCTTTTCCTCGCATTGCCCAGGTCTGCGAGATCACCCGCTGGGTCTTCACCCTCTGTAGCCTTTTCTACCTTTCCTACTTCTTCTTCGAAAGTTTGCTGGATATTATCGCGAGAAACATCAGCAGCAGTATTCTTGGGGGGAGAATTCTGTTCTGGAGCACTCTTCTTTTTTCGAGCAAAAAGCCAAACAAAAGCGCCAGCAAAAAGAGAAGCCAGAAGGGGTAGAATAGTCTCCGTCATGCTGTCACCAGCATTTTCACGATGACATTACCGTCTGGACCCGAAGGAGACGACGTTGCGCTGGTTGTGCTTGCCCAAATGCAGAGTCCTGCAGAGTATTCGTGTCCCTCTGACCACAGAAGAGTAGATTTGACTCCCCTTGGGATGTTCATCCTAAAATCAGGCACGGTAGTCCCTGCAGTGGCGCTAGAAGCGTCTGCAATGTTCAAGAAGACAGGAATATCGGAGTTCTCAGTGTTGTCTACTTCTACCAAGTAGAGTTTGCCCGATGTGCTGCCTGTGATGTTGTTCTCCGACTGGTTTCCAACACTGACAACGCACACAAGCTCGTCAGCCAGGGAAGAAGGAGTCGTCTTAGTGTACGAAGCCACCTCAATACCCCACTGAGTTTACGTTGATTCTTTCTGAGGTCTGATGGACTACGAAAGTGACCTTAACAGTGCCATTCTGGTTTACTGCGGGTGCCGTATTGTTGCCCACAGTGGCCAAACGAGTAGCCCAGAACGATAATCCTGCAGAGAAGTGCCCACATTCTTGAAAAGAGATGGTCTCGACCTCTCCAGAGCCTACGCGAAAGAGCCAGTCGGGCTCATCGTTGACTGATGCAGTGAGCCCGTCCTTCACTTTTAGGAACACAGCCTGACTTCCCTGACTGTTGTCGACTTTGATCTGCTTTATGGTGCCCGTAGAGCCCGTAGCGTTTGTGTTCGCAGTCGTGCCTGCTGCACTCTCGTACACGATCCGATAATCAACAGCCTGGGGCCAACTGGTAACACTGAGGGACATTCACTACTTCTTTGAGATTGCGCTCATGGCCTTTTCAGCAGAGTCGCCAGCGATGTAGGCGAGCCCAAGGTACAACCATTCTTGAGAGTTGAGGCGGTCAAGAAGCAAGAGGGCGGTGCCCAAAGCGAGAACAGCGAGACGACGCCAAGATACACGCTTTTGAGAGTTGAACATCTTATCGAAAAGGTCTTTCATGGTTCTTCCTTAGTTGGCGACGATTCTAACTGTGATTGTGTCAGCAGGGATGCCCTGAGTTGTTGCGTTGGCCTGCGTCGACGTAATCCAGAAAGTGAGAGCAGTGGCTACAGGCACACCTGCTCCGATGACGTAGGATACCGTGGCATTTGCTGGGGAGTAGAACTTGAAGTCTGGGTTCGCTGCGTCTGCGTTAGCAACAGAGGCCGTTTCTGCGATCTTCAAGTAAGCAGCAGAGCTTGAGTTGTTCTTAATCACAATGTTGTACACAGTAGGGGCAGTACCTGTGACGTTGTTCTCAATGCTAATTGAAGACGTAACCGTACTGTGAGTGATAAGAAACTGCCCAAGAGGGCTCGCTACAGTTCCAAGAGTTGAGGCCATTTCAAATCCTACGTGGTAATGATGGTTGCGAGTACGTTACCGCCAGGGGCACCAGTGTTCGCTGCGGTTCCTGGAGTATCCGTACACCACATACTCAACTTAGTGAATGGGATTCCTTCCGGAATAACAAGTCGTACAGCACTTGAGGCATTGACGGGAATCTGGAGGTCAGGCTCAGAAGCGTTTGTCGGAGCATCCGAAGAGAACGTCATCTGAAAGTAGATTCGACCGCCTGACCATGCATTATTGATGTCGATGCTTATGAGAGATCCGGAATCTCCCTGAGTAACGTCAGTAAGGACTGTTGCTGCGTTGTTAGAGTTGCTCCCGCTAAGGACACTCTCATACACAATCGTATGGGGAACAATGCTGTCGTCAAATTTAGCGATTGATGTGGCCATGCTGGCTCCTTAAAATGATTAGCCGCTTTCGCCGCCGCCAGGGATGTATGTTGGGTTGAGACCATCGCGCGCTGCACTGAGCCGATACCAGATCTTCCAGGTAGCTTCAGGGTTCTCACCGTTTGAAAGACCTGTAGTTGCAGCATAAGTACTACCAACAAATAGATACAGATTATCGGAGCCTGTGTATTCGTGATCCTGAAGGTTAGGCTGGATAGCATCATCGCCGTTATTTGTGATTCTGTTGTTGGCATCCAAGCACAAAGAGTAGGTGTGCATGGTGTGTGGGTTGCCGTCCGCATCAGTGCCATCGATCGGCGCTGAGATTACGCCATATACTTTCTTACAATCGATCATGTGGTCGTTACTGATCCCGCCTGTACCGCCGATTATGCTTTTCAAACCAGTACCGTCAGCCAGGCTGGGAAACTGATGCGTTGCTGCTTGGCCCACCCACTTAATACTACTTGTGGCGTTTGTTATGCCATTCCCGCCAATACCAACCATCACCCCATGGTAGTCGCGTACCACCCCGGTGTTACCATTGTTTGCAAGTCTTGCGGTACATTCGATCAAGATTTCCATGCTGAAGAAATCAGCCCACGTAAGTGTTTGACCGTCTGGACCAATCAATGGCTTATGCCACCGAACTGACCCCTGATTAGTAGCAGTCCATCTATACGACGAATTGTTCTTGTCCTTGTCCACAGCAAAGCGGAACCCGGATGTCGACGTAGAAGAAGATACAAGTGTGCTGTTGGGGTCATACACCGTCCATGAACCATCAGATGGGTCGACGCTGACCCACTTACTGATACCCTGCGGAACACGCTGCTCAGTGTTGCCCAACGCTTGGTCTCTGGCAATCGGTCCTGGTACTCGTGTACGCTTACTCATTAGCTAATATCGATTCGGTTAACAAAACCGTGGCAAGTAATCTTATTACCGGTTCCTGCGAATGCCTTAACTTCGAGCCCTGCCCTGAGGATAAGTCCTGGCACCACCAAGACCGTTGTCTGTGCCGGGATTTTCGCAAGAATGTGGTCATCAGGACTGTCGGAACCACCGAACTCGATTGTGAGAAGGATCTGTGATGTATCAATATTTGTGGCGTAGATAAAGATTTCGTCTATGTCAGCATTGCTGCCACCAGTTGTTGCCGTATGAAGCGTGACCGCAGCGCCTGAGTTCGCTCCAGTTACTTCTACGCCTCGACCGTTCGTAGATCCGCTGAGGATCTCCTTTGCTATTGTTGGCATGATTAAATCCTACGAAAAAACTTGGGTGTGAAGAATAAGGTTTAGGTCGTCGGCTGCAGTGCCGCCACCGCCTGGTGCCTGCCAAGAGATGTCGGTGCCGTCACTGGTGAGCACTGTGTTTGCGTTTCCTGGTGAGAGCTTAGCCGTTTCGGCACTCGCGTTTCCGTAGATAATCTGCCCACGGGCGAGGTCTTCGATCTTGGCTACAGTGACTGCATCGTCAGCAATAGCGTTTGTACCCACAGCATCGAGAACGAAGTCGAGTGTTCCGTCGCTGTCCTCGTAGCTGACCGTGATTCCGGTCTCGGTGTTAGAGCCTACCATCGCTCCGACAACATCTTGAATCACTTCAGATGAAACCGCTGTAGCTGTGCCCGATGTAATCTGGATGTCGTTACCGGCATCAGTGGTGAAGTACAACTCGTTTGGAGTAGCTGTCTTTACCCACAATTGTCCATACGCAGCAGTGTCTCCGTCTGCACTGGCCTGCTCCTTGAGAGTAACTGGACCTTCTACGGTAAGACGGGTTCTTGGAGTGGCTGTACCAACACCCAGCCGGTCGTTGGTCTCATCCACCACAACCGTGGTTCCGTCTACTTGGAGATCGGAAAAGACTACTGTCCCTGTGGACGAATTATTGGTGCGTGGTGCTTTAAGGCCCATGTCTACTCCATACTAAAGATGAGGTCTACTTCTGCATCGTTGTCTACACCGGCATCAAAAGCGGGGACAAGGTACAGCTTGAACGCGCTGTCAGACCACATGGGCAGACCCGG